CCTGGGACTGTTACAGTCTTTCGGCTATATATGTATACTTTTGGGAATCTTTTTTCTAGAGGGTTTGGTACTGCTAAGAGACTAAAGGGTGCTTTAAAGAGGACTGGGGATACCTTTGCAGCTGATAATACGGCCTGGTATCTAGCTAAAGCCGGAGGTAAAAAAGCATTAGATGCTTTTTCTGAGGGTACTGAAGAAGTTATGCAATCCATCATTAGCAGTACTCCCCAGAATTACACTGATTATAATACATTTAATGAGAGTATATTTAATCCAGAAAAGAGAGAACTTACAGCAAACCTATGGTCAGCTTTTGGTAAATCTTATTCTGATACAATGAAAGATAGTGATACTGCTGTGGATTTCATGTCTGGATTTCTAATAGGATCCATAGGTGTACCTATGTTGAAGAGAGGAGGATTTCCTGTTACATTAGAGAACAATGCCTTTATTGAGATGAGAGAGGCATATAATCAGGCTCAAGAAGCTAATAATGTAGCTACTCAGATAAATACGAGATTACAGAATAGCAAAGAAATTAATAGTTATTATAATGGTCTAGTCAGGCACTTGGCTATACAAGATGATATGAATAGAGCTTTGGATTCTGATGATACATATAATTATAAGACAGCAGAATCTGCCCAATTCATTTCTGACATTATGATGTTTGATAATGCTGGAGATCTAAATTATTTAAAGGGATTGGTTGAGAATTCTGTTGATTTATCAGATGATGGGATAATCTCTATTATACAAGAAACATCAAAAAATGGAGAAGGACCATTCATTCAGAATGGTAATGCTATGGACATAGAATCTGTAAGAGCTATATTGCAACAGAAGATAGAACTACTTAAATCTAAGATAGATACTTATAGTCAGGACAAGCAATTATTTGAGGAAAATTATCCTAATATGGATGAGGAGACTTTAGAGAATAGCTTGTTCTTAAAGCAGCAATTTAGAGATCATATATTAAGATATGATCAATTATCTAGTGAGATATATGAGGGTATAAACTCTCTTTTAACATCTTCTCCACAGTTATCATCTCAATATAGATATTCTACTAAAGAAGATATGATAGAATCCCTGAGTTCTAATCCTTCATTCAAAACTACTGTAGAGACATTACTTGCAGATGATTCTCCTTCTGTATCCTTTGATGAGAAACAATCTCTAGTTAATAAGATTAAGGATCTAGATAAGATTAGTAAAGGACTCGAAAATATTAATAAGTCTTTAAAAGATATCATTGCAGACCCTAATAAATCAAGGAAGAAACGTAATGATGCCGTTAAAAAAAGATTAGACAGAGAGACAAACAGGGTTAAAAATGATATCAAGTCTAAGTTATCTGAAGCTACTACACTATCAGAATTTAGAAAAATTGTTAATGATGATAGTCATGATATTCTGAAAAATGAAGTAGTGGATGAATTAAGTGATACAGGTAACTCATTAGCTAAGAATTATAAGGAAACTGAGGATTACAACATAAAACTTAAGGAAGTATTAAATGCTGCTCCAGAAGAGCAAATAGTGAAAGATGATGCTTTAAAGATATGGCAAAATCAATATGAACGATCCATTAATTTAAATGAACTTGCTAATCCTAATTCTCCTTATTTGGAGGATGAGGATGCAACATATGATGAGGCCTTGACTCCTGAACAAAATCTCCTTAAATTTCAGGAGGCTCAATATGCTCTGTTTAAAGCTTTGACCCAAGTTAATAATGATGAGAGGTTTAGAAATAACTTTTCTCAAAGTTATAGAGTATTGAAAGAGAAAGGATCTCCTGATCCTACAGCTCCAATATCTGATGTGACAGGAAGTAGTGAAACTACTACTATCCCTCCTGTTAATGCTGGCTCTTCTATGGTTTCTTCCTATGCCTCACCTGTCGGTGATATAGAATTTTCTAATATTCAAGAGGAGAATAAGAGCTTTAATGATAAGATAGAACCTATCCAGTCTGTAAATAAAGGACCTACAAATAGTAGACTCTATTATAGGCCCTCTATACCTGAGATACACATTGAAGCTAGCAAAGAAGGTGATTTTAGACCATTTAATATAGTAGCTCCTGAAAGGCAACAGGGAGTAAATTTTGATGCTATATATAATTATCTTAAAGATAATAATGCCTTTAATTATATTAATGAAGGCAACCTTAGAGTTGGAGATGATGTGGGATTTATGATTGATCCAAGCTTTAATGATAATACTATTTTCCTTATAGATACTAAGAATAATCAGATAATAGGTAGTCTTGATGAATCTGAATATTCAGTAAGTAGATATGAAGGACTGGAAGCTCTTGAGCAGAGGATAAGAAAGGAGTTTAGAGAGCTAGAAGATAAGACTAAGAGATTCATAGCTACTCCTACCACTAGAGTATCAAAGATAATGGTAGGAAAGATTCCTTATGGTACGGAAGAGAGGAGTTTAGCTGATATTCCTAATGTATCTGCACCAGGGAGATCTGCTATTTTCGGTATAGTTAGAAATGGCACATTATCAACTAATAATAGACTGGATGATAGTCTTGTTATTAAACCTATAGATATGAGTAATAAGGAAGGTAGATTGTACCTTCTTATACCTAATGCTGCAGGAAAATACTCTCCTGCAGCTGTAAGAGTAAAGCACTTTAATAAGAGAGAATTTAACCCTGAAGATATCCAAGTTCAGAACACTCCAATATTTAAGAGTATATTAAAAGCAATTAATATGCTAGCTTCTTCTAATGGTGAGACAGATGTCACAGAGGCTATGAATGAGCTAAGAAAATATTTGTATATAGATACTAGTGGAGATACTAGAACTGTACATATTGATTGGTTTTCTTCAGAGAATGGAAGTGGTATTAAATTTACCAAAACATATAGAAATGCTAGGGGAGAAGAAATATATGAGAATATCAATGGAAAGAGAATTAGGAAACAGGATACTACATTCGTAGTATTAAATGACCCTAATTTTATAGGTAGTATATTTACTACTGATGATATTAGAGAAGGCCAGTCCACAGTGGATATTAATGCTGTTACTCAACAGATATTAGACACTCTTCTTGACTTTGATTTGCCTATTCAGGTAAATATTGGTATGATAAACAATGGTGGGTACAATAATATGTTAATTAATTCAAATGTACTTACTTCAAATATCTCTGATGCTAGAGTAATAAGTAGCTGGTTTACTACTGATTATTTTGATATAGAAGGCAATTTACATGCTTCTGTAAGTCCTGCTTCTATGTCTCCAGGCATCACAAGAAAGATACAGAATCCAATAGGAGGGCTGGATAGTTCTATCCCTGGAACTAAAATAATTGCAGGAGGAATTATCTATCATGCAGATTTGACCAGGGGAATTATTTATGGCAGCAATGGGCAGGAAGTTCATCCAAAGAATGCTGAATTAATCAATGATTTAGCTTGGATAAGCAATAATTTTGGGGAGGCTTCTAATGGCTCCATGATGTGGAATAATAAAGTACTACTACCTAGTGGTAAGATACTTGATAGAGAGACTCAAAAGTATATTACAGGTAAGGAAGCAGAAGAAGTTAAATCTAAAGTAGCAGCAAGAGAAGATACTTCCACTAATATTAAAAAGGTAATAGGTAGTATAGCTGAAAATCAAAGAAAGGTAGATAAAGATAGGACAGATAGTGACTATTATTATATATTAGAGGATGATGGTGTGTATCATGCATATGATAGGGTGCATAAAAGATTGGGTGATAATTGGGTAGTATCAAAGAAGCAATTAGATACTCTGAAGGAGATGAGGGCTAAACTAGCCCAACTAGTAGATGATCCTATTAGGTTTAATAACTATCTCACCACTTTAAGTAACCGTTATAAAGTAGACTTAACCCCTTATAATAATAAGACTGATGTAAAGAGTAGGAGCGAAATAGCTACTATTATACAAGATAGTATATCTGGTACCAATTCCAAGAGAGCTTTAGATGCTGGGAGCATAATAGATAACATAGTAAGAAGATTCTTTACATCTAATGAAACTCCTATCAAGCCATCTAATGTAAGTGATCAGGCTTTCTCAGAACTTATTGACTCTCTAACTGAGATAAGATCTAATATGGAGACAAGGGGGGAAAGATTCTTGACTAATAATATTGTGCTCTTTCAGAAATATGAAGATGGAACAAGAGTTGCAGGGGAAGTAGACATTCTTTCAGTAGATTCTGATGGTAATTTCAGAATATATGATATAAAGACAAGCAAATACAGTTTTCATGACTTTATCAATAAATATGGAGAGAAAGTTAATTACTTTAGGACCAAGGCCCCATCTCAAAGGATGAGTAATTATGACTATTATACACTTCAATTGAGCGCTTACAAGAATCTATTTGAATCTCAGTATCATACTCCTATTACTACTCTAGCTATTCTACCATTTAGATTAAGCTATGATAGTAACAATAATGTTGATAATATAACAAAGGAAAAAGGTATAATAATTAAGTATAATCCTGCTGTGAATGTTCCGTTAGCTGGTGCTGTTAGGACTAATATTCCTGCTAGAGTAGATTCTTCATTACCTATATTTAATAGTGTGAATGAAATTCAAGATCCTATTAATAATGTGCTACCAGAATATAACCTGGAGAACTCTGAGGTAGGATACTTTGTTCATGATGATAAACTATATAGAGGGTATTTGGCTCGTATTGGTAAGATAAATGGGGTAGATCTTTATATGACTAAGATTCCTAATCTTACTAGAGGATATAGTGAAGAAACTCCTCATATAGCTAGTAACTCATATCTGGTGATATTTCCTAATGGTAATTCATTCACTCTTATTGAGAATGATCCTTTAACTATGAATGAACAGCAGGTTAAGGATACTATCAAGGAGGTTCTTAGTAAGAATCCTCAGAGAGTACAGGATATGGCTAATGAGAAAACCATTATATCTAATTTAGAGGTGGATGCTCCTAGATCTGTAGGAGCAAGTACAAAGGATACTCCAGCTACTATAATTTCTACTCCCTCCTCTTTTACTGGAGCCAATAGAGCTATTCAAGCGGAACAATCTATTATTGAAGAGGATGAAGAGTTTGAGCCTGACCTGGATTTAACCAAATTCAGAAAAGTAGATGCTAATAGGCCTATATGGAATAAAGAAAAGGAGCTGTCTTGGTTAAATAGAGTACTGCCTCAATTATCCAGAGAGGACAGAGTAAAAATATCGTCTGGACTTATTAGAGCAGGAGAATTAGGAGCTGTTGCTTGGGGTCAATTAAATAATGGGATAATCGCTTTATCAGATATAGCTGCAGAAGGAACTACTTATCATGAAGCATTTCATGTAGTATTTGATCTGCTTCTTGACCAATCCGAAAGACAAGCTCTTTATGATGAAGCTAAAAGAATGTATGGGGATAAGGATAATCTGTCACTTGAAGAGGATATGGCAGAAGGATTTAGAGACTATATGATATCTAGGCAAGAAAAAGGATTGCTTAATAAGATTAAGAATTTCTTTAGAGACTTATGGATTAAAGTATCTAACTGGAAGAAATTACAGCCTCATCTTATTGCTTATTATCAGATGATAAATGAAGGAAAATATGCTGAGGCATCTTATGAAGTCTCTTCCATTGATTTAAGAGATTCTATAGGATCTTCCTTTGATACATTAGATAATGAAATTAGAGAAGTCCTGATAAATAAGGGATGGACAACTGAAAAGTTTAACTCTATATCACAAGAAGAAAGAGATCAGGCGATTAAATGCTATAGCTTCTAATATGTAGATTAATAAAAATAAGGGTAAAGGAAATTCTCCTTTACCCTTTTCATTATAAGTCATTATCTGATTCTCCAGATAGCCACATAAATAGGAATAAGGCTATCACGAAGGTTATTATAGTTAGTAATATATTAATAAGAAACATAAATTATTGCTGCTTAAAGAATGATACGGCCTCTTCAGGATGTAGGCCTCTGTAAATAGTTTTATTAAATGGAATTACAGGAGAATCAAAGAATGCCTTGTAGGCAGTACTATGGCCTTTATACCTTCCATACTCTAGTTCATCCATATAATTCATAGGATTGAGTAATTTGGTAAGATTTAATATATTCTGTATAGTATTAATACCTGCTGCAGGAGACTGTAATATCCTTAATCCTTCTGTTATCATAGATCCTCCAGGGATCATTACTCCAATTTCAGTATATAGCCTTCTGGCTTGATACTCAGCCATTCTTATTGCCCAGGGCCTATCTTTGTCATCATCCCAGTCAATAATACCTAATATAGTGGCTACTACAGTAAAGTGCCCCACTTCTGTCATAGCTCTAACTAGATTAGCTTTTTCTGTTGCAGTAAGTTCATCCCATCTGGCTGCAATATTAAATTGAGTCTCTCTTAGGTCTCTAGCTAATTGAAGTAGAAATCTACCACTGGTTCTATAATATCCTTCAGTCCATGCATCCAAATCATAATTGTAAGCTGCAGGTTTGAACCTTCTATTGTATGCAGATCTCATCCACTTTCTATACATCATCCCGAGTCTACCTAGGGCTAATTTCTGAAGAGCATTTCTATCAGCCTTATTATAAATACCATGCATTCTTTCATTGAGTGCTGCACTTCTTCTACTAAATTTATACTCATCTTCTTTAGTAAAGGGAGTTCCATCTTCTTTTGTATATCCTTCTTTTAGTTGTAACCTTGCTCCAGCCTTTCTATTATTTTTATCTACAGGAACTACTTCCATAGCATCATATAGACTTACAATTCTACCATCAGGGGCCCTCATTTTATAGGCATTAGCAAGAGCTAATGATGTTCTGGTTTGCATCCAATGCTCTCCTGCATTAGTCAAAAAGAACAGAGCATTCATACTAAACATTCTACTGAACCAAGTCTTCCTGTCAAAATTAAGATCTCTTATATTCTGCTCATAGTCTTGCATTATATTGAATTTTTCATTCCATAATGCTAATTTACTAATCTTTATCCTGTTTCCTATCTCTCCAAGAAAAGCCCTAATGTCTCTCATATAAGTCTTATCTGCCTTTAAGACATCCTTTTCTGTAAAAAATTCTTTAGAGAAAGCTTCAATCCTCATCATTACCTTTCCAGTAGCTACATTAGAGACTGCAAGGAGTGTATTGAGAGCCATATTACCTATAGAAGTTATCGTATTTAACAAATTAGCAGCTTTACCCTTGTCTATTTTTGTTTTACCGAATGTTCCTTCATCCTTCATATATCTATTATATACCTGCATGTCAAAAAAATCTTCTAGTCTACTGCTAATATTTGTAGCATCTCCACTCTTTGTTAATTTATTCTCGATGGTCCTACCAAATATTTTAAACTTCTCTACCAAAGGTCTTTCACCATTTGTTTGAGTCACTTCCCTATCTCGAATCAAAGACCTTCCTACTTCAAGGGCATCAATGATTCTATTCATTTCTTTATAATCATTAGCCATAGCTGCATAGGCTGTTAGAGTAGAAACTATATCAGTTGATATATCATTAGGATTCTCCCCCTTTTTTAATCTTGTATAATATATAGGAAGAGTTTGCACTTCTCTTCCCTCGAAATCCATCATGATATTCTTTTCTCCAAAGTCAGTATCATCAGATCTTCTAATAACAGTGTCTTTAAGGCTTTCCCAAATCTGTTTAGTTCCTGACTTAATACTATCAGATGATTTAACTCTCTCTAATAGATCTTTTCTTATCTTAACAGCATTAAGGAGATTTGTGCTCTTTTCAGGTAGATAGGAATCAAGTTTAGCCTTAACATCCATTACAATGTTGTAATATTCTTTCTGAGCATTAGATAATTGATTAAATTTAGAATTAGTATACAGAGATAATTTTGGGATCATTTTACCATCTACCCTTTCCATATTATTCTTTATCCAATCCCACTGTTCTCTATTATATCTTATAGCATCTTCTCCTATAGGAACCTTCCCATACTTTTCATCAAGAGACTTTATAAATTCATCTCTTTTTTCCTTAAATAATGGCCAGTTTATTTCAGATATATAATATCCTGTCATATCACCATTATTATCCCTTTCAAACATCCAATCAGTATCCTTAATGCCTGCTCTCTCCAGTTTAATAGTAGCTGCCTGTAGTTGCTTCATTATATTTAAGGTCTCAGTCCTGGCATTTTCCTTACTTCTCTTAACTGCTTGATCTACTACTCTTAGTATAATATCTGAAGAGTCTGCCATACTATCTAACCACCTATCAAAAATTGATATATCTTTATCAACAGCAGTCATTAAGTCCTCAATTGCCATAGTCTTACCTTTATATTTTCCAAATGATATCTCTACTTGATTTCCAATGAAGGGCTTTAGAAAATCCAAGAATAGTGGCATTGCTACTTTATTATATTCAGCTCTTAGGTCAGCAATCAAGGCCGCAGTATCATTTAAAATCCCTTTAACTTTCTGTCCATATCTATTATCTTTATACCTCTCTTCATCTAATAACACATCTCTTATCTCTTCAATGATGTCTCCATAAGAGTAGATATAATTCCTTATATCTCTAAGTACAGAAGCTTCCTTTGCAATATTTCCACTTGAATTATCTCTAATAGACGAGAGCCTATTACTTAATTTTCCCATCTCTTCAAGTGCACTAGTTAAGAAAGAATATACTCCTTCAATTTCATTATTCTCATCAAGCATTAACTGAAGTTTGTCTATAAATTCTCTTTGCTTTACATCAAATTGACTCTTCGGATTTCTCTTTTCATAAATCTTTAATCTCTTTGATTCTACTCCAATTATATTTGTCAGGAGTTTCTTATCCCTCTGAACTCTCTCACTTATTTGATAGAGCTTATCTCCAGATGCTATATTATCAATACTAATGTCCTCATCAAGACTCCCGCTAAGAATATCCCTTGCTAATTCCTTAAAATGAGTATCTGCTTGATAGATAGCTCTTTGCACCTGAGTAGCCCCTATAGTCTTAAAGAGAGACTTAATAGCTGCTATTACTCTTTCTAATAAGTTTTTATAGGGTTTTTGCTCTATAGGTTCTGTATTTAATAGATGCTTAGCAAGCAATTTACCAGCTGCTTCCTTAGCTAACTTAACAGTATCTCCATTATATAGAGTATTGTAGGTCTCATATTCATCCCCTAATATATCTTCAACTAGATCATGGGAGTGCAGATTATTAATAAGTCTATTAACTAGGGGATGGTCACCTAAAGCCTCTAAAGCAAAATGGGCAAATTCTTCTGGGAGAGCTCTTTCCCCTCTATCTCCATTAGCTAATCTTATTAGTTCAATCATCCCATCAGCTGATACTTTTGCTGTATCAAAGTCTGCCACTCCATTTATTCCCAATCTCTCTTCTAAATTAGTTAATACTCCTACCTTAACGCCATGTGACTCTAGAATATCTCTTAACCTATCATTAAGATTAGTATTATATTCCATTCTATTAGCTTCCAAAGATAGCATTCTATTCCTCTTCCTGACTTCTACACCTATAAATTCCCTATAAGATTCATTATCCTGGATCTTAATGATTCTAGCCACATAGTCGTCTCTAAAATCTGAATTTTGATTGAAAGATATAGCCTTCTGGAGTAGTCTTCGATAGTTTTCATCATTGTTTATCCAAAGTGCTGGCCTGTCTGACCCTCTCTTATAGTAGCCTACCTCTTTGTTGAGCATCTTAATGATTTTCGCCTCTGAAATTTTTTCGCCATATTTAGGTAATTCTCTAAGTAAATCCTGAATCTTAGGCTCATTATTATCGTCTAGAGTAAACTTAGGATTCCAATCTCTAATAAAGTCAGCGTTTTTAGTAATTAGATAAAGTCTGACCGCTTCCTCTCTATTATTGCCAGTGTAGCCTAGCAAGCCCTTAAAGAGCTTGCTGTCTACTTTCTGGCCTTTATTATTGGTAACTTGAGGAATTAATGCACAAGTTCTAGCCATATATTTTCTATTTTGTATTTATTGCTCCACAAATAATATCTCCATTTGCATCCCTATACTCTGTATTAGGTTGTACAGATAAAATATCATCTTCCCTAATATAATCTTCAAGAGATGTCCCATATACCTCACTGAAAGCTCTATTGATTAAATCTTGATCTTCAACTCTCAACTTGCTTGATTCTATTGAACCCCCTCCTGATAAGTCCTCTATAGAGGAAGAATCGTCTTCAGAAGTAGTATCACTATATCTTTCGGTATCTCTGGAGAATATAGATTCAATTTCTTTTACATTTCTACCATATTCATATTCAATAAAATTATTCTTAACCCCCAAAGGAAATATTCTTCTGTATATAGCAGTCTCATTAGAGGCACTTTCTAATTCATAGTAGGCAATCTTTCCGTCATGCATCTTAGCTATGAAGCTGTAGAAATCATACGCTATGTAATTACCTAGCTTTACAGAGTTCTTTACTACTTTTCTATCTGATGTATTGGAATCTGGACTAATTGTAAATTCAACAGTAGATCTTAATTTTCCTCTATCTGTTGTAAACCTAGTTGTAGTACCACTAGGTACCATAGGAACTAAAGCTCTATTATCCAGATGATTATAAACATACTGATCAACAAAATCTGAGTAGTCGTCTTCATTTGTCATTAGATCCCTTAGAGTATCTATGTAATCAGGGATTGCCAATTTCACAGACATCGGAGCCAAGTGAGTAAAAGTAGATGGACCAAATGCAAACCCATTCCTATAATATTCATATCTTATTAGGTCTAGAGCTAACTCCTGTGCTTCTGGATTATTCATGTATAGTAAAGATTCCCAATCCCTGATATATTTCTCCTTTAGAGAGGGATTTAAGCTTCCGGCATTTCTAAAAACTAGCACGTCTACAGGGCTGGAATCAGATCTGACAACTCTTAATCTTTTGATAAAATCAAGACTAGCAATATCTTCATTTTTGGAAATTACTTCTTTAAAGTGCTGTGGAAATTGGGTTACAAACCATTTCCTTTTTTCCCTAGAGGACACTGTAGCCTCGTCTCCAAAGAAGGGAGTCTTAGACATAATGTAAGTTATCAAGTCATTATAAATATTATTCATAGTTTTAGCATCCAACACTCCTGTTCTGGTATAACTCCTCAAAGTGTCTATAACTTCCCTAAATGATGGTGTAAACTGTGGAAAATATTTCCCCAGAAGATTCTCTGACTGCTTAACTCCAAGAGTATAGAATGCTTGGAGGAAAGGAAGAGGAGATTTCAATATATTATCCCTTAATACCTCAACACTGGAATCAAGAGGAATATTATCTACAATTATTTCGGCACCATTTAATGGGAATCTCTCATCTGCATCTATTGATTCTATGAAATTAGATGCTCTTTGCATAAGAATCTCAGTATGAGCAATAGTAGGACCTGCTCCTCCTCTATCCGTGTCAAACTTAGTAGATTGGACTAGATTACTTAGGTAGTCAGCATCTCTCATAATCCTATTGAATAAATAGCCAACAGCAGTCTGCCTCTTATAAAAATCAATCTTGGACTTAGAAGACATATTGTTTAATTCTTTAAACATCATAATATCATTAGCTAGATCTTTAAGAGGAAAGTTATTATTCTTAAAATAATCGTAAGATAACTCTCCTGGGAGTGCTGCCTTGGCTTGGTAGTTTTCAAGTACTTGAGCCATTATTAATCCTTTGGTATTACCCTTTGCCTTGAAAAATGCCTGTGTCATATCTTTTACAATAGGTTGTGCTATTAGCAACCCAACCTCAATAGGATTATACCCTAGTCTAGACAATAACATAGTAGCATCGGCAGTAAACATATTCTGATTAATATCAGCTAAAACAGGATCCTTGGCATTATCTACTGAAGCATTGAGGTATCCTGCATTGTTCTTTGAGATGTACTCCTTATCATCATTCATAATAGAATGTAATGAAGTAAGAGCCTTGCCATTAAGTTTGAAGCTACCATTTTCATTTAATTCTAACCTTGTATATTGCATCAGTGCATGATTAGCATTATGATTAGCATATATACCAATTAGATTTGCACCAGTCATATTCTGTCTATGAAAATAGGTTTGAGTACTAGGTGCCAAAGGATCTAACCTACTACTAAACTTCGATGCCATTTTATTCAAGACATTCAAATCCAATGACATTAGATAATCTATAATGGATTCTCCTCTAAAGTTAGGCTCAGATATTATATCCCTTATAGAACTCATCTCCAGAATTCTTACTATTCTTGCAGCTCTCTTTTGATAATCAAAGCTACCCGGATTAAGGATTCTGGAAGCAGTATCAGGATGAGTAAGAACTCCCCACATCATATCAATAAGAAGATTATTTCTAGCTCTTAAGCTATTATCTCTGGGACTCTTATTGAAGTCATACTTAACTTTTTGTATTTTTGGAGTAGAAAATCTATAATTTTCTTTATTGCTATTAAACCAATCCCTGAATTCAACAGGAGTATTAGCTAAATCTTCCAGGATATTCCCTTCATTAAACAAAGTAGACAAAGCCTCTATTACTTTTTGTTCTGCCTTAAAATCCTCTTTAGCTCTAGCATAGTCATACTCAATTATGTCAAATTCAGGTAACATTATAAATACCTTATCAATATCGAAGTCGGACCCTGCAATAGTAGTGATTTCGTCTGGAAGTATAATAGCAGATCCATTTTGCTGAGGTAAGAATCCCTTGATATATAGGGGAATCATTGAATATGCATTCTCTGTTGGTACCCTATACCCTATTGCAATTCTAAGTTCTGGATCTAACTTATTTATATCCAATTCATGAGTTCCCTCCTTTCCTAGTATTGAGAAGAAAGACTCCGAATAAGCAGGCATATAACATTCTATATACTTAATTCTTTTATTTTTTCCTGTCCCCTCAAAAACTATTTTAGGTTTATCTGCTACACCATAATCTGAGGCTTGTATCAGAGATCCTCCCTTAGTTTTCTGCTTCGTGATACCTTGCTTTAAAGTACTAGTAAGCAGATTTTGTATCATCTGTGTCTCCAAGGGCTCAAACAATGGAATATTGAATTCCCCTTGTTTATTAATAGTACAAGACTTCAAAGTATCTATCCCATATCTCTGATCTCCTCTGATATTATCATGTAAGATCTTTTCTACACTACTTGGAAGTTTAAAGCGTTCAGCCTCTTTAAGATAAGAATCTAGAATATTTTCAGTGATCACTTCATTGTACAAACCCCACCACTCTCCTTTAGTAAGTTTCTTACCATCAACGGTCACCCTAAAATTAGGGTCGTCTGACATATCGGCAGCTATCAATTTCCTAATCTGTGTCCCTACACTTTGAGTAGCATCCGTAGAGTGTTCTGGTGTTAAGGTCTGTATTCCATAATGTTCGTAACTAATTTTATGAACAACATTAGGATTCTCTATTCCATTTTTTATAGTAGCATTTTTTAGATATTCTTTAGTCTCATTAAAAGAGTGTACTGAGTTCAAATCAATAACTCCTTGCTTACCTACCTTCACAGCAGACTCAAACTGAACTACATCAATATTATTCTCTTCCATAAACTCATTGATGGCTCTTAGTTTATCTGATTTCCCTAGTACTCCTCCAATAGGTTTATTAGCAGCAAGTAGTAGAAACTCAGAGTTTTTATGTTGGACAGGAACTTTAATATTCTCATAACCATTTATCCCAGTTTCCTTTCCAATCTGAGAATATACAAAAGGTTTCTTAGTTTGCCAGATAATATTGAAATCTTCAGCATTCCAAGTGCCACTTTGAAGATTATTATAAGCTCTTTCCATATCATCATTCCATTGTCCCTGCATATCCAGAATAGCCCTATAAGAGCTTAAACTTCTATAGGCTTGAGCGTCTGCTACATTCACTGCAGATGTTTCTACTACACTATCACCTATCTTAACATATTGAATATTTTCTCCCCTATTATTTTTAGTAGAATAGTTAGTATATCCATATTTAGATAAGATGGAGGCAGTATCATAGTCAGAGAGCTCTCCTCTGTTATGTTTCTCCATTATTACTTCTACAATGTCTTGTATAACAGAAGAAACAACTTCATCATCCTTCAAATATATAGTTCTTTCAAAATCCCTTCCAGTTCTTTCTCCTTTATATGTAGAGGAAGTATTCAATCTTAATGAGGGAGCATGTACTTCTTTAAACCTCTTCTGAAACTCTTTCATATCCTTATAGAAGGCTAAGTCAGTAGTGGCAAGCTGTATAATTTGAGATGTAGCTAATTTGCTATTCCAATAATAGTTTCTAAGAGCTTCCCTGATTCTACTTTCAGAATCATATTTACTATTAACTCTCTTTATCTCCTCTAATACACCTATGCTGTTCCATCGGTTGTATTCCTCTTCAAATCCTCTTTCCATTATTTCTAGAAGAGTGTTTTTAATAAAGGACTTAATATTTGAACCATTATCTGTTTTGCTAAGTTCTCCAAGTTTATCTAAGAATGTCTTCCCATCTTCATATTTCAGAGAATTAAGTGCAGGAAGGAACTTAAATTCTGCTCCCCCTATAGACTTTATACTTCCATCTCTGTTCCTTGATATATTATAATTAGCTATAAATGGGACACTATAATTTTGATTCTGGTACTCCTCATCTAATCTCCTTATAAGCATTATCCTATCATACTCTTGACTCACTAACTCAATAAGCTTATCAAGTATGATATCTTCATAGGTTAATTCATTCCCATTTTCATCATATTCAACTCCACTTACATACTTTCTAAATCTTATAAACTCTGCAGAAGCTGCATCTGATAAGATAGGCAGATGATACCATGCCCACTTAATATTTGATCTGCTATCTTCAGGCTCGGAGAAATACTCAGTAAGAAGAATCAATGTGTATTCTAGTTCATCCCAACTAGAATACTCTGATTTAGTCCTACCTTGTGGAGTAAGAAACTCTGAACTTATCACTACTTTATGTTTGAGTCCTTTTCTAATATCTTTTGAATTTATGATCTGATTCAGCCAATCATTTCTCCACTTCTCATTCTTAAAGAACCACCAATAAGGTTTGTATTCTTTATCTATAAATTCCTTAAATCTCCTTTCATCCGTATCACTTAGTTGCTTGATTAGATCTCCTATATAATTAAGATTAGTATAGGAAAAGTATGATTTATCTCCATCTCTAAAAGACCTCTCAAATGCATCTTCTCCTACATCCCTTATTAAATTTGCAATAGAAATATATGCAGAATCAAAATCATTAATAAGATCTCCTGTTTTTACTTTCCCGCTTGCTACCCCACTAAAAATTATATCTAATTGTGGGAGAAGTAACATAATAGGATCTGTATATTTGACATTCTCTGAAGACTTTATATTAGTAAGAGCCTCCTTAACAAGAGCTGGATTAGTATCTATACCAATCATTCTCAATAATTTCATAATACTATTCCATATTCTGTCATTCTCCATCAAGTCTATTCGAGAATTAGTATCCAAGTTACTAAATCTATTATTAAGAGCTCGTGTCCATTCTAAACCCTTCTTTGCATTTTCTTGACTTAGCTCTCTATCACTCCCATAGATACTGTCTGAATCAAGTTCAGTCCCACTATCATAATTATCTCTCCAACTGTTTATAAGATAATTATATCCCTCTACTTTATTAATATTGATTGTCTGTCGAATAGTATTATTACCACTTGACTTCTCTTTTTGAATCCAATAATATGTGAAGTTTTTCCTAAAATTCTGATAGAATTGTGAGAATAAAGTCTCATCCTTCTGGAGTAGCTTTATCACCTGCTTAACCCAGGGCCTACGCTGAGAGAGTTCTTGAAGTAAAGGAATCATGTCCTTAGAAGTCACCATAGAGCTCAGCTTATCAAGAAGGGTATACACTACATAGCTGGGATCTAGATATCTTGGAAATCCTAAGTCATCTTGCTCTCTTTTTCCATTATAATCTAGCTTAGGTATCTTATTAATAGCCTTTCTGACAGCTTGAGTTAGAGACTCATTATTACTAACTTGCCTAAAATCAGTCATCCACCCTTCTTTAAAAGTTTCCTCTTTATTAAGAACATCATCCTGTTGATCAATGATACTAATACCTTCAGGATTCACTTCATTCTGATTAGCATCTGAAGCAGCTGTGTAATTTAGATTTAATACTAAGCCCTCAGTAACTCTTAGGATACTACTGGTCTCTTCTGCAAGGGCATTAAAATTACGCAGAACCTTTTTATATTCCTGAGTCTTATATTCAGCTCTTCTACGTGCTGCTTTCAATTTATCTTCATCAGAAAATCTATCTGCTCCTTTTCTACTATTTATCCTATTAAGTTCAGCCTGTACTCTATTATCTTCAGAGTCATTAACATAAGATTGGAATATATTAAACACTCTGCTGAACAGTCCTGCAGGAGTAATCTTCTCAATCACATTGAATCTATTCAACCCATTGATTTCTCCTATTAGCTCATCCCTCTCTTCTTCTGAAGAAGCCCTTTCTATTCTCTCATTAAGAATACTATTCATTTCTTGCAATGCCATGTCTATTTCATTACTGAATAGTCTAGCCATGAGGGATACTCTATCTCTCCTCTTAATAGGAGTAAAGTCTAAGTCTACTCTAGCTTGCTCTTCATTAATAGATATTGTCGGAGATTCAAATGGATATATACTCATTTTTGATGAAGATCTAATCTCAGACTTAAAATCAGCCAACTCTTTGACTGAAGGATACTCATCTATTGATTTATTATTCCTTTCTTGCCATAATGCTACTAGTCCTAGAATTGATTGTATGGTTTCTCCAGGTGTAGATTCTGCCAACTTTCTAATTTCTGGTGTTTCTATTAGACAACTCATAAATAATTAGTTTTGATATTGAGCAAAGGTAAGTATTTATCTTTAATAAACCAATATTTTAAATATAAAAGTTACAGACGGTAATCTAATCATTAGCTATAGATTAAGAAAAATAAGGAGACTATAATTAGTCTCCTTAATATCCCTTTTACTTTATTAGTCTTTTTTCAATAAATTCTTTATGCAGAGGAGAAGCAAGTTCTCTTGCTTGAGGGTGGGCTTTATTTGAATCTCTTAGTTCAAAGAAATGTTTCCAATCAGATATAAACCCAGTCATCACTAATTCTGTCTTTAAGGCATTAGGTAATACTGCCCTAGCTTGTTGAGGAGTCCAACTATTGTGCAATAGTGTGAGATAATTTTTTTCTGCCCATGCAATAGACTGTAAAAAGTTGGAAGTGTTAGCATCTTCTGACTTCTGCCAAAGTTCTATGTCAGTATCATAGGAATACACAGCCCCTTCCTCTATAGTGTCCATCCAGCAAGGAATAATAAAGGTAACTTCACCTCCAAATTTATCCTTGTTAGAATAATTGCAGTATCTTGTGCTCTCCTGAGTAAAACTCATTTTTCTGTGCCTGAGAAACTCTATTGAGATGGCCCTGTCAAGAGTAAAATGTACAGTGACTCTCTTCTCATGATATTCTGTAGGTGCACATAAATATCTAAGGTCCTTAAGTCGGTTATTCTCTACTAAGACTCTGTAATTGGTAGTTACATAATAGATAGAATCTCCAAGACTATGTACCTCATTTACCCTTGAATAGGGATTGTCATAATACCAGGTAGCTGCATCAAGAAAATCTTTATATAAAACATTCTCCCCCTCTCTATTGACTATTTTAAGGTATATAGTACCATGCTCTAGAACAGATAAGTGATCACTTTCTATTAATTTATCTACAAATGGCTTTGCTGTGAGAGAGTTACCGCATTCATCATACTTAATCCTATCTTCGGATTTGTAACATACCCTACCGGCTCTTTCTATGTGCTCTAGTATCCCTTCAAAATAATGGGGAGGGTTCCATATATCATATGATGGTTTTATAAATCTCATAATATATTAGTTTAATTCTTAATAACTTCAAAATCATCTACATCCCAATCCTTTAAATTGAGGATAGCTTGAACTTCTCTCTTTGACTTAGAGGCTATGTAATCCCAAGCCTTATGAGGTAATATAATTTGCTCTTCTACTGCTCCCTTTAAATCACAGTCAGAATAATCTATATCCTGAAAGGAATTACCATCTTCATCTATTCCTGAGTCTACTATTTTATAGTCTGATACCTTAATTGGCAATGTTTTACTTAATGTAATACTCACTGTAACAATAATATCCTTAGTAGGGTTATCCTCTTCATTCCAGGGTGCATCTCTGGTATCAGCTCCTGCCGGATAGTCATAATTATTCATATCTTATTTAATTTAAATAGAAGTAGAGAGGAGCTGTATTACTCTCTCTTCACTTCTATTATCTTTACTACTTCATTTTCAGTACAATACTTATCAAATCTTTCCCAACATTTTACATAAATAGGATGCCACTCATAGTTCCTAACTCCCAATTGTTCAAGTTTAGTCCTGATATAAGCATGTACCTTTGGGGTAAATATCTGCTCAAATACACTCTGAGCTTCCCATTTACTCTTCCAGACAGAGTTTCCTCTGTCATCTGCTAATACTTTACCATTGAAGATAACTGCATAACCAAGTATTTGGGTATCTTTTAGATTTCTACATAGTCCCCCCCTCATGTTCAATAACTGCTAAATCGGCTGTATTCATGTTATAGTGTTGGTTTAGAAATGAATATAATTCTGAAGAGTTACGAGGTATATTATCTACCTTCCTAGTATTATTTATGTGTTTTAGGTAACTTTGGTGTTTACTAGTGGTATTAGAATATCTAGTAATATTTACAAGTAAATGCCCATCGTACCACTCAGCTATACATGTTCTATAGCTAAATAATTTATCACCAGTAGAATAAAGGTTGCTGCCGACAGCAACATCGCCTGATAAGAAAGCTTCTACTACTTCTTTATTCTTCATTTACTCTACTTTTACGCAACCATATAACTGTCATTATAGCATAATTAGCCAGGTCAAGAAGAGTGTCTTCAATAGACTCATCTTCAACCCTAGCTTTTGTCTGACTAAGAGACTCAATTCTATTCATCTTATCACTTAGTCGGATTATGCTTGCTACAAGTCCAAATTTATAGAGAGACTTCTCAAAGCTATTACCATAGTCTTGATTCTTTGCCTGATAAATCTTGGTTAAACTATTAGTAATATCTATAAACGGTCCTACTCCATCATCAATTAATTCACCTAGCTCTAACATTAAATCATACAAAGGATCTGCTTTTTCAAGTGGGAGTTCATTCGCAATATGCTCAAGTTTGTCTATGATAGACTCCAGTTTATCATTCATTTTTTCCATAAAAATCATATCTTAATTTATAATTAATGTACCCAATAAGTAGGTAAGGGACCGTGATCATCCAGGTAATCTCTAAAATCAACAGGTAGATTCTGGACCAAATAGGATACTTTTGTATTAAGATTTACCAGAGTATCCTCCCCCATTGTAGCTATAATGTCTCCAACACGGAAAATCTTTTCATCCTCTAGGTAAAGATCCTTCACGCATATTTTATGCCTGGATATATCAGCATCGAGTTTTACTCTTTTTACAAAATAAGCTCCAGATCTCACCATAATCTCATACAGTGCTGTAGCAATGGTTTCAGCTATAGCTTCCGGGGCCTCACAGTTGATTTCATCGTAGGGGGTAACTGTAATCAATACTTTAAATAATAGATCATTCTGCCTTAGATACTCAAAGAAATTAATCATACTGACCTTATAACACAGAGCTCCGGTATGTTGTATTCTATAGTTAATAGACTGCTTCTCAGAATCAGCTTTCCTTCTAAAATATTCTTTTACTCTATGTACTGTGTCACAGTCAGGTGCATCCATTTTCATTTCTCTGTAGTAATCCCAGAATCCAGGTTCTGAGAATTTACTCCTTATCTTACAAAGATAATTGAAGTCATATATGTATGCTTTATATCCTACTTTTGGATTAAGAGATATAAAGCCTTTCTCCATAACATCTTTTCTACAAAAATCTTGGTACTTTTTGATGCCTCTAAAGCCATTCATATAGGAGCTATATATCCTTTTAGCCTCTTCCAAAGGTATCCCACTGTTACTAGAGATAGTATTAGCGTCACCACCGTAGTTTCACCTTGTTAGCTTACAAGCTCTTTATCTTGTAATTCTTACATTTCATTTTATGTAAGGTCGGACTATATCATCATCCTTCTCTAGGATGTTGGGCACTCATGTCAACTTCATCACTGTTCTAGTGGTATGTTGTTAGTCTCTGAACCTTCTAACTGTCCCCAGTCAGCTTGGCTGCTGATTAGCATCTCAGCCTTCCAGCAATTCACCCAATTTTTAACTATTTGTTGCCAAATAGTGCCACAAATCTTTGATATTTATATTCTAGTCTACTTGTATTTGTTGTGTATAAATGTGCAAAGAGAAGAGCTACAGAACTTTTCTTGTAGATATTAACATCAAATGCTTTACCCTTAGGAGTTATAACACTTTCTATTTCATATTTTCCAAGAAAATCCTTTAACCTATTTGCCCATATCTCTGAGCCAGTTGTAAATTTGGCTTCATAATGAGTTCCATCAAGTCTTATACTTCCGTCTCCATCAAAGTATCCATGTACTACATCCCAATCTAACTCTATACTTGGATTGAGTGTAAGTGCCTTTACTTGAGGAATATTGAAAGTGTCCATAAACCATTTAGTGACTGGTTTAGAATTATATATTACCTGATATATCCCACTTGGTCTCTTATACATTCTAGCCCTATCTCCTATAAAATCCTTAAATCTAAGCATAATATTTTCATCCTTAGAAAACAGACTTATAGAGTAAGCTCTGTTGTTATAAACCAAATGGCCATCAGCAAAGATATAGCCTATCCAATACCTTGCTTCAGGACTCATACATTCAAATGGGTTCTCTCTGTTCTTAATATAATTTTCAATATTTCTCATAACATTTAGTTTATTGCAAAGTTATAAGAATATATTGATATGCACAACATATAAAATAAATTAGTTATAAATATTGAAACTTTTGTTTATGGCAAACTCAATCCCTTTTGCATCATTTCTAAGTTTATGGTATCTCTTCTTTATCTCCTTAATTGGAGTATCTCTTGGTATCTCAGGGTAAGACATATAGGCAGTTAGGCTATGAATCATTTTGTTATCCTATAAGCTTTTTATCTTATAGTTCTATGAGTACTGGTATTCTCCTCATAGTTCGGCATATATTTTCATCCTAAAAATATTTTAGGAGCTGAGAACTCGTGGACCATTATATTTATTCAGGTCTATGCTCTACAATACTTATAGCCCTATTCGCAATGCTATAAGTTATCTCGGTATTAAATATATCATGTTTTCTAGAAAGAAATATAGTAGAGTCTTTATAGAAGAAATCATATATACATTTTTTAATATTATCTGGAGTATTTATAATTACTTTCCAATAATCAGTAGTTTTACCTTGTATATGATATGTTCTATAATAGAAGTTTCTAAACCAACTCATTATTTGATTCATAAAAGGTTCTGAAATAAATACAAATTCTATAGTACAACTTCCAACATGACCATCTCCATCAAAGAACCCTCTTATAAAATGTCTCCATAAATCTTCAGGTATAGAGTCTTCTGGAATAAAAAATTCTTTATCTAAAGTTTTAAGAGGTTTAATATTATACTTATCATTTAGAACATCAAACATATGCTCAGATGTCCATTGTAAAGTATATTGAGGCTTTTTTCTTCTATTAAATGTATAGTTTTTTATTAGAAGAGAAGATTGGGGGCATATATTCTGATGTAAGGCTTCTATAGCTTCTTTATCATCTATAGTATTATTAAAGGCTATTCTTTTAGAATATTTATTACCTCGTTTTTCTAGCCTACAGCATCCATCAGCTACTAAAAACCCTAATAAGTAAGCTTTTAATTCAGAATCTATATTATCAAAAAAGGTATCATTTATTTTTAATCCCCTTCTATCAAATTTAATATTATAGAATTTAAAACAATCACTTACTCTTTGAGATGATAACCCAAATTCTTCTCCTATTTCTTTTTGGCTCTTACCCTCCTTCATTAACTTAAGGGCTTTTTCTAAATTAAACCTTTCTAAACATTCTACTTTATTCATTTTATTTGTATTTAAACATTAACTATGCAAATATACAAATAAAAATCATAATTACCAAATTTCTACCGATTTTTCTCAGTTTTTTACTATATGTTACCATATAGGGAGACATTCACTCTATCTCCACTACCATTAGTAAGATCTTCAATAATAGCTTTATCATCTGATATATCTGCTAATATATAAGTTTCTTGCACCCTAATCACCTAAGGGTGGACTATCCATTCACCATATACTAAAAGTACTTAGGTGGGTGATTATAGTCTCTGCACCTTCCTCATATGAGGCTTGGCTCAGGATTGGATTGCCATCTCTTCCCCTGAATTTACACCATTTGCCCTTCTATTTTCATAGAAGGCGAGCCATCTTTCATATTTTCTTCTACAGAAAATATGGGCATTATTATATAGTTGTTCTCCAATTCTGATAACATCTTCTACTCTATAGAGATTAACATACCATAAATCATGAATATAAGTTACTCTTGGGGAGTATCCATTCTTTACCAAGAATGTCTCTATCTGTTTAATAAATACAACAGACTTGCCACAGATATAAAATCTGAGAGTACTCCCACTGTTTGTGATGGCATATCCACCATCACCGTCAAAGATTCCTCTAAGTATTGTGTAATTGATTGGAGTATAAAGTTTTGCTTCAAAACTTTTATTGTGGAAGTTGCCTCTTTTTATGAGATATTCATAAGCATCATCATTTGTTATAGAGGCACTCCACATATAAGAGTTATTCAGCTTTTGTAGAGTCTTAGTTACTTTAGATTTTGGAGAAGCCCAATTGAGAAATTCTTGAATTAAGTATCCATCCCTTTCATTAAGGGATAGTCTTATTCTGTGTCTATCATCAATATTCCCATCAGTTATAAGCAGCCCAAGGAAATAATCTGAATATTCATCATTCTTTCTGAAAGGATTATGTTTACACAACCTCTGTTGCTTATCATTTCCCTTTGGTATGATACCATTTCTAATGAGGACTCTCCTTATAGAGGTATTATAAGTATTTAACTCATCTGCTATCTGCTTTTGAGTTCTCCCCTCTCTATACATTCTCAATATTTCTAACTCTTTTTCTGGATTAAATTTTCTCATAGTACTTTATTTTATGATGCAAATATAAGAAAATTAATCCATACTAACAACTATATAAGTGATTTATTTGCTAACCCGAATAATCAATGCTTATCCATCTATTACCTTCCTCAGCAATAAAGCAAGCTCTAGTCTCGGCATCGGCCGGCATATTGAGCATATTAACATATTCTATTCCAGCAGCCTTGTCCTTACCACCAGAGCTTATCCTAGCTGTATCTGTACCCAAAGAATTAAAATTAGTATACAGCCTACCGGTCTTTTTGTCTATTTGCTTTAGTACATTTTCCCCATAGGTACTACATAGTTTCATCATCTCCTTATATCTAAGGTAAAGTGGTATGAGACTACATTTACTCTTTTGTGGACCTAAGACTTTAGCATTAAGGCTATCTTTATCTTCCTTAGCATCCTTATCAATTTTTGAAGTATCTACACCATATTTCTTAAATATCGGAAGAACTTGTTTCTGGCTATTCCAATTAATAAACACTTTTGGGCTTAGATCAAATCCACTGAACAGATCCCCCTGTTTATTTACCTTAATATATTTGGAGTCTGGCTCATTAATAATGAGCCATTTATCCATTTCATTCTTTATGGCATTAAGAATATCCTTATCATGTGCTATCTTCCTCTTCCATCTTTCTATGTCCATTTTAACTCCACAATAGCACATGTAGGCAATAGGAAGTATAGCTTTATTCTCGTAATCCATGGCTCTTAAAAGGCCCTGTTTTGAGAGCTGCTGGAGCTGACATTCCCTTATCTTTTCAAGATATTTGACATCAGTTGCTGCATAATTGATTACCTCTCCCACAAGGCCCTTGTAGATAATCTGGCCTCTAATAGATTTATCTAATTCCACACCAAGATACATCTCTCCTAATTTTTTTAAGTTCATGAACATCACATACGATGATTTGGAACCTTTTTTCTTAGGGTCGGCTGGAACATAGTCATATCTAGGGTGCTGGATCTTATCCCATACATCAGGGCTCAATTTAACTGGATAGCCCAGCCACATCAATTTTTCAGCTAGAAACAGATCATAGATATTATATGGAACTATTCGATACTTGAATAACCATTGTAAATCAAATTTAGCATTATGGAACAAGAATAATCTATTAGATTCCAAGTAGTTTTTATATTTCCTTACATCTATAGTAGAGCAATCAATAACTACTTGAAAGTCATAGCATCCAAGTTGAAGAGAAAGAAGTGTATCTTTATGACAACTTAATCCACTAGTTTCAGTATCCACACCTACTATATTCAGGGAATCTAATAAAGCTAAACTCTGTTCTACACTAACTATTCGGTATTCATTGTTCTCAAACAGTTCCTGTTTTGTTGTCACTAAATAAATCATCTTCAATAGTCTAATAAAATGTTACCACCCATCCATGCCCATCAATATAGGTTATGGACCTGACAGTTGCATCTGCTTCCCTGAGATAACAGCCTTCAACTATCATAGGTCCTCCACTAGGGTCTATAAATTTCTTCATATCTTCCGTATATCCTGTATTTATGATGGATGAGGAGAATTTAACCAGATAGGTTTTAGACTCCCCTCCATTAGTTTTCCTCATTTTAATGAGTTCAGTAGGAGATCCTTCTCTACTTAATAGTGTTATACAATCATTCATCTTACATATGCTATATAATCCTTAAAATCAAGGACGTATTTATATTTTTCAAAGAACCTGCTTCCTAGTATACCATGTATCTGTACTCCAGACTCCTCTTTTACTATTCTAAAAGCTTTATCTAAATCAGCTATACTGAATTCTTCTTCAAACTCTTGATTCTTCCGTTTTATAATCATCTTACAAATCTTGCAGTTTACTTTATTTCCCTCTATACCAATTATATTGGATTCTTCACCTGTTGATTCTACCACTAGAGATGAAACGATGCTCTTATTTAGATATGAAATATTACTTCCAGTATCTAAAAGGAAATTAATCTTTCTGTCTCCATTATAAAAGGTAATTACAGGAAGTTCTGCCAGATCCATAGCTTCTCTAAAAGATATTTCACTGTTCTTCTTTTTTACTCCTGCTAAGATACCAGTGATAATGGCTGCTGTTATTATTAAAATAATTGCACATATTATTATTACTACCATATTATTCACTTAATTTTTACCAGTACTGCCAAATCCTCCTCTGTCAGTACCACCTAAATCATCTACTTTTACAAATTTAATTCCAGAGCTAAATAACCACCTTAATTTTTGCCAGACAGTAGCTTTCTGACTAAGCTGGATCCTGAATTGACATATTCTATCTCCTTTATGAAGGATTGCCCTCCTTGTGAAGTATGCAGGAAACCCCCATTCATCATTATTCCCTGAATAACTCAATATGTTATCTCATAGACTCTTTATTCTATGATTCTCTATATTACTATAGAGTTCGGACTATATCTTCATAGTATAAAACTATGCAGGGCACTCTTGTCAGGCTTATTATTTGAGCTATTCACCTGTTAGTCTCTGAACCTTCTACATACTTTTATGCTCTTCTGTAGCTTGGCTGCTGATTGACCCATTGGGCTGTTCCAGCAATTCACCCTGTTTTAAGACGGCAGTTTTAACTATTCTACCTAATTCATCTCTTTCTATAATTATAGATTTGTGGTATTGTCTATGCTCTTTCTTTGTGCAAGGAACTAAATTGGAAATGTCATTATTATTGTGATTAAAGTCAATATGGTGAACATCAGTAGAGGGAAGAAGATAATATCTTCTATTAATCTCTATAAAGTACTTTAATGGAAATAGTATATAGTTTTCTTCAACAACCAGTCTATGTTTCTTGACTCTGTCTGTCTTATCTGCAAAAGGATGCCCTGGACAATAAATCATAATGTCATCAACTTTATGATTATGTCTTATAGTATCTCTATTCTGGAAACTACTATTAAGAGGTCCTTTCAAACCAAATTGATGATTCCCCTCTCCACAATATCCTATTTCCTTTCCCTTATTAAGGCACTCCTTACTGCAAAATATTCCCAATCTTCTTGAATATCTATTTATTCTAAAGGGCTTCATATGAAACCATTTACCACAAATAGTACATTGTACGTTTAGAGCTCCTTTTTTAGCCTCATCAGCACATTCTCTACAACAATATCTTGCTGTATTTTTTCTTGAAGGTATTACTTCAAATTCCTTACCACAGTTTTCGCATATTTTTGTAATCATAATAGATAAATTTATACTACAAATATATGGAAAATAATCTATAATTCCAACACAATAATTAAAATTATTATATGAGTTTACCGTCTATAATCCCTAAGGAATTGCACAGGAGTATTCCCCAATGTTTGAATGTGGAGCTTCTTGGGGCAACTACAGCTTCAAATCCTTTAGGAAGTTTCATTGCCACTCCCAGTTTAAGAAGTCTGTATTCCTCCTTGTCTGCCACATACTCCTCATTGGACATAAGGTCTATCCAATCCCCTTTGTCAATTATCCTGGGAGACTCCTGGCCATTGAATGTCTTTACTTTTATCTTTAGTTTCATAATGACTCTACAAGTTCCTTCTTGGTTTTATAAAACAAATTTGAATTAAACCATTTATCAGACTCACAGCCAGTTGAGTGAATAAACTTTACCATGTACTCTACAATAGTAGTGAGTCCTACTTGAGTAAGGTCCTGGTAGATTTTTATTCTAGAGATTTCCACCTCTAAAGGCCTATTATCATGCATAAACCAAACCGTATCACCGCAGTTATATTTTGTCTTAAATATCATGTACCAACATAATTAAAGCCCCCATTTCTGATGGCTTGTTTTCTACTCTCTTCTTTTATGAAATCCAATATGCCATTTACAACAAACAGGACATTTATAAACCTCATAACCCTCTAGTTCCCTCTCTTCTAGAAATAGTATAGCTGACTGCTTAGAGTTATAGGGTATTTTAGGTTTCCACTTTCCTCTTTTCTTTGTAAAGTGACATCTTGGATAACTGTTCTCCCTAATTTCTTTTCTTAGGAATCTTTTATACATTTATTATATTATTGTCAGAGATCCATTGGAATTACGGACTTTTCTTTCTACAATTCTTCCATCTATTACCATCCATGAAATATAGTTTTGATTATATCCAAGGGAGGTAAAAAAGTCAATGGCATCATCGTATTCATAGAATAAATCTTCGGCTTCTTTATCAAGATCTAATATATCCAGATCTCCCACACTCAAATCACATACTGCTATTCTCATAAACTACTCTTTGTATTTCTATTCTCTCCAAAATAAATCAGTTCTGTTTATCCATTGGCTACCTTCTTTTCTATAGAATCTTTGATTGGTTCTATATGAAGTTAATGGGCCTAATGCTTTTATATAGGGACCAACTTTATAAAAGTCTAAAAGGTTTAGATCTATAGTTGTCGGTAGCTCTTCTCTCCCTGTATAATAGCCTATTTTAAGATTATAATTATCTTTTATATGGGATATTAATGGATTTAACTCTCCAGGGTCTCCCCCTTCTCCCATAAAGCAGATACAGGTTATCCCTTTGTTCTCCTCTATAAGTCTGTTGAGTGACTCATTATCAAGATGCTCTCCTATATCTTCTGCAAGATAGGGAGAGTGGCATCCTTCACAATGACATGTACATCCTGAGACATTTATAGCAAGAGTTATCTCATCAGGAACTTCCTGAAATACTATTCTCACATCTACATATTTCATCTTCTTCTACATGCTGCGCACAATAAGAGTATTACAGATAATACAATACTCCCTAAGAACGGGCTAAGCACCCACCACCATGACCAATCTATGACCTTGCAGAGCTTTAAAATGACAAAAGCGACAGTAAGATGCTCAAATAATGGGCCAATTCTAATATTTACGTTTTCACTCATATTGACTATATATTCTTTTAGCAACTTCTATTTGTCTAGCCCTGCTATATGAACTAATAGGGCGTAGGAAGCCTATGATGCGTACCCACCAATCTATATCTTTGCTGTGGCATATAGGGCATTCTTTAATAGGAGCATTAACTGTATGTCCACAACTTTTGCATTCACTCATAGGAATATTGAATGTAAAATAGTTGCATCCTTCCTTAACAGCTACATCTATCAAATGTGAATATTGCTCTTTACTCAGATGCTCCATTAAATGTATATGGGAAGCTTGTCCACCTCCACAATATGTACTTACGTCCTTTCCATGTAGTTTTAGCTTATCAAGAACTGATATCTTATCATCCCACTGTTTAAAGAAATAACTACTATATAAGTTCTGGTCCTCAGGAACTTTATAACCTGACTCTTTATCCCATTCATAGAACTTAACTGCCAGATTCTCTCCAGGGATAGCCTCTAGATTAAATACAAAGGGCCTTTCTTTATCATTTATTGAGTGTAGCTTATTCTGTTCCTGGATAGTACTGAATATCTCCTTAAGAAATCTTTTATACTCCTCATTATTAGATATTTCTAATCCAAGGAATTCTGCTGCTTCACAATATCCTATAACACCAATTGTGCAATAGAGCTTCTTCATATAGATATATCCAGCATTAGACGAAGAATACATCCCTCTGCTCTCCATATCATATATCAAGGTTTTATAGGCTATCTGATACTTATAAACTCTCTCTAATATATCTGTAAGATAAGACTTGAGCTCTGAATAATTTCGACTGACCTTATGAATCTTGTAACAGTCTTGGACTATTCTATTCAAGTTAAGTGTAATGACGTTTACACTTCCTGTCATAATTCCAGTTAATCCTATAGTTGAGTTAAATGTATTTTCAGTAATTTCATTCTGAACTCTACAGCATGATGAGATGCTATTAGGATTATTACTTAAATAAAGAAAGAAACTACTTCCTTTTGCCCATTCCTCAGCTACCCAATCTTTACAATCCTTATCCAAACAGTCATTACCATCATGAAGCATACATACAGAAGTCACTGGAAATGTAAGAGGTTTTATTAATCTTAACTCTCTTAACAATTCCATAAAGATTCTTTGGAGTGTGTCTATAGCTTTCCATTCAGGTTTCGTTCCATCAGGATAATAAAAGTCTTCAAAGAGGGCCTTATAATAATACTTATCAAAGAAATTCAAGTTAGAAAAGGGAGAATTATAGCTTCTATTTCCGGCAGGCTGATTAATGCCATATATGAATTGTTTCATCCCTTTTCTTATGACATCTTTGACAGTTCTTTGCTTCTCAAATATAGGAGTTGTAGCACTATAATCAAGACAGCTATACCATTCAGAGCCAAACTCTTTGATTACATAATAATTAAGAGCTACTATATAATCACCCATAGCTACTGCTCCTCTTACTTGAGAAGAAAGCAAGAACATAAGATTAGTCACTTGTCCACTAAATGACTGAATATCATTGGGAGCAGATGGTGTTACTCCATCTATATCTCTGGTACCATTAATCATTAATGGGTAGAGAGTACAGGCCATACAGTAAGGTTTTAAAGCAGGAGTCTGACTTTCATCATGAGCATAGATAATATGAGAATTCAAATCCTCCTCATACTTATCTGCTACTTCAGGAAACAACTCATGCAATTTGCTCTTCATCCTCTGCCGCTGAATGATTCTATTAGTAGTTTTAAATACTTCACCTTCAAGATTGGCTACATTCTTCATAGTTACATTGGCATTAGCATCTGTCTCTGATGAAGTAGCCGCATTTTCTGTAGATCGACTATATTCATCCATATAATCCAATCTATCTTTGATAAATCTAGCCTGTTTATGAGAATCCCTGTACAAGATATAGGATTTAGCAACATCAAAGAATCTATCATTCATAAGAATAGTTTCTACTTTATCCTGTATTTCCTCCACACCGATAGTATCCCCATCTACTTGAGAGAATAAAGAATCTATCATTCCTACTAGATAATAAGGCATTTGCTTATTAACAGATTTAAAAGCCAAATATACAGCTCTTTGAATCTTATCAATATCAAATTCCTCCTTAGTTCCATCCCTTTTAATTACTATCATATTTATTCTTTATTTAACCATTCCTTTATATTATTAATAGTACTAATCCCCATAGGAAGTATTGAATTACTAGTTAAATAATAATTAAGCTCCTTAACTATATTTCTCCAGTTTCTACACTTATATTGATGGTTTTCTCCATAAGTGCAGTCAGTAATAGCTTGAGTATCTGGATATATCCAGATAAGGGGTTGTAAAGTATATCTATTTATCACTATAAATCTATAATCTAATAACTTATAATCCTTATATAAGGGGTCTTTATCAAGATTCTGTCTTATGATATACCAGTACAGCTGAGCTTGAATCCACAATTTTATTCAACTAAGTGCGTTACTCTTAGCCAGTTCTCTTATGAACTTCTATATGTTTCCATATAGTTTGGACTATATCTTCACCCATTTCTGGGGCCCTGCTTTTCCAATCACTTGATTGTACTCTTATTAAGATAGTCTCTGCACCTTCCTTATCTCTAAGGCTTGGCTCATGATTGCCCTTAGCATTATCTATTAGGGGTTTCCATGAATTAACAGGGTTTTTTATTATTGCAGATTACTCTGCCGGGATACAAGATTCATATATTTATTTTGTTTATATCCCCATTTATAGAATGATTTATAGAATACCCATTCAGGTGAAGATGTAGTCTTTAGATCACAGGGAATAATAGTTTTATCACTATGATTTACGATTATTTGATCCGCCATACATCTGAGTGAAATATCCTCATAACTCCCCTTAAACTTTAATTGGTAGAATCTCTGAATAGATTCAAAAGGATTGTCAGATTCAAAATACCATTTAGTAGCCTCACAAGTTTTTAATCTTTCCACACATCTCCCAGCACTTTGATAATCCTCAGCACTTACAAGAGTTTTATTTGAACATAAGAAAAGAAGATCATAATAATCATTGCATTCTTCCTTAATCTTCTTAACTCTATATTGAGCATATTTAGGATTAGCATAATATCCATTTTCTTGTGCAATAGTAGAGATGATGTTGTCTGGAATAGATTCCAGATTTGTATAGGTCTCATGACAAAGGTCGAATAATATCTTGGTTATTAGGGCAAGATTATCACTTATATCAGGAAGTAAAGCTACCTCAAACTTATTATCAAATTCTTCTTCAGTTCCTGTTAGAAGGGTATCTACCATGCTACCAAAAGTAAGAGAAGGAGAATCAATCCTAGTGAACACCTTATTGAGGTTTTCAAATCCCTCTCTATTAAATCTAGCTATAGTAGAATAAGAATAAGCAGGATCAGCTCTGTATTCTTCTTCAGAGCATTGCCATGATATATCATATAATGATGTTACTTTATTCATCAGTAATACTCCTCTTCATTTGTTCCAAACTCTACAAAATTCTCATCATAATAATCCTCAAAAGGTTCTAGCTGAGCCACATAAACATCTACTTCGGTCTTTAGTTTACGTAATTCTATAAGATTAACCTTTAAGTACTCTTCTCTTGGATTATCATCATTCCTGCTCTTCTTGACCATGTAAAGAGCTGAATCTACTAATGCCTTTAAAGAATCAAAGTCTCTTTCTCTTAAGAAGTTAAGGCCTAGGGGAATATCCCTTTCAGGAAGAGAAGATATAAGAGAGGCAACTCTAGATAATGCTTTACTCATAATTGATTTATTATATTTATAGCCTGTATCATTTGTGTAACGCTATGAGGTTCAAAGAACATATATTTCATCCCATCATTCCTGTCTTCAAGATACTTAAGAAACATCTTTTTCTTGATAGGATAAGTATCATTTTCTTTTCCCTTAACATCAAAGTATATCTTATATATCCCCTTAGTGACTATGAAATCAGGGGTATAGGTTATATTAACTATAGCTCTATCTCTTATAGTAATATCTTTATCATATTTACCCGCAGCTCTTCTTCTAGGAGCATATATAGTAACGTTTTCTGGTTTAAAGCCCTCTAATAGGACTATTTTTTCTCCCTCATATAAGAAATCCAAGCCAGAGTGCTCTAATTTTTTGTAACAAGAGCACTCTAGCCTACTCTTAAATTTTATACTATTATAACTTATTGGAGCTGCTCCTAATATCCTCTTATTAACAGAATCCATTAGAATATTTTACCGAAATATGATTCAAGGATATCTCTAGCATACTGAGCATCTTCTATAGTTCTAAAAGCTGCAAAATTCCTATAATTCCTAATGTGGCTTTTATCCACCTCAAAGATATCTCCATTAAAAGCAGATATAGCAAATATTCTAGGACTCTGACTGATATGATCATCATAATTCTTGTCCAGCTCTATAGCTATCTCTTTAAGGAAGATGTCAGCAGCACTTCCAGGGTAAATGCAATGTAAAGTTAGAAATATTCCCAGATGGTCACTAGGCATATATTCTGAAAATTTTCTATCTATTTTTTCATAGATCTCAGATACATCAAGCTTATGAATCTTCTTCAGTACTTCTTTAGATATAAGTTCAGGAATATTTTCTTCTGTTATAGTGATATAGGAAACAAGATAGTGTTTCCTATCATCCAGTTCAGCAAGCGGATCCTTTGCCACTACAACATCTCCTATTTTAACTTCTCTATTAGTCTCTGTATTTATCAGTGTTATCATATTAAATATTTTATAGAATTATTAAATTTCTTGATACCATTCTATTGTTTCTCCATATTTACCAATTAATAATTCATCAATTTTATTAAACAGTGTCGAGGGCATTTTAGTTCCAATCCTAGCATAATATGCAGGATGGTTTTCTTCAAGAATAGTATTGAAGTTCTTGTTAATATACGGTTTAAATGATTGAGCTTGTCTGCCAAATAGGACATATATTATGCCAGTCTCATTGTCAGACAATCTCTTCAAGAGATTAGCTATGAAAGGTCTCCATAGCATTACGTGAGATCCTATTCTATTCATCTCCACAGTCAGGGCTGAGTTGATCATTAGAATTCCCTGCTTAGCCCAAATTTCTAAAGAGTTGTCAAAGGTAATATGATTATGCGGAATTTCAAAGTTTATAACAGCTTCTTTTATTATTTGTAAAGAAGGAGATAAGTTTTCTTCTATAACTTCTTTATTATTACCAAATAATATTCCTGTAGCAACACCTTTTTGAGGAAATGGATCTTGACCTAGCATTACAACCTTTAGTTTATCATAAGGGCACAATTTGAATGCTTTGAATACATTTTCTTGACTAGGACAGATAGGAGCTCTCTTATATTCTGCATTTAATCTATTTAATATAGGTATAAGCTGATTTCTATCAATTACTCTCATCCATCTTCCAAAGTAATCATCAATCTTCATCTATAGGAAAGGCATTTATAAGTATGTTTCGTGCATAAGTGGAAAGATCCCAAATATTATTTCCTCCAGGTATCTTAGGAATTCTGTACATAGTCCTTAAATTTCTTACCTCAATTCGTACTTTACAATTACCGCTATGTATACCATAATAGAAGAGGTGAGTAGCATAGAAAGGAATCATAGTATTCCTAATAAATGTATTTAATTTTGATTTAGCAGTGAATACTAGGTAATCAATATATAAAATAGGGGTAATTCCTCTATCTAATCTGTTAAATTCGTAGACAGGAGCTATTATAGGAGCCTCCTCATCAAATATAGTGTGTCCTGAACAATAGTAATATTTCTCATCTAGATTAATTCTAATGAGTTGGTTGCTTCTCTGACACTCATTTTTCATTATATTAATTAGCTGCTGAGGGGATTTAACAGTTTTATTATGGCCACCATAACACATGGCAGTTAGTACTTCTCCTCTTTCTGTGCCTGCAAATTGACACATAAATTGAGACATACTCTCAACAGGTACTATTAGGGTTTTATTCCCTAGATCTAATGAGTGCACAAATATTTTAGTGGCATTCTCAAGATTATTAGGAAGAAGTAAGCTTGAATCATCAAAGATACTAGTAAGAGAATTAATTAATTTATTTGTCATGGCTCAGTGGTGAAATACATACGTTTTGCATCATAATAAGTATAGAAGGGCAAATCCCTATCCAATACATGATCAACTTGATTAGATACAAAATTTACAAATAAGTTAACAATAACTGAAGCTATCATACTAGCAGTAAAGGTAGTTTGTTTATAGCTACATATGGTCTCTTCAGCTTCTTCATCTGAAAACAGATAATCATGAGAATATCTATGCATACTATAGTTATCACTACCTTTTATACAAAAAACTTGAAATTCCTCTGCTGCAAGTCTACCATCTATAAATAAACAATTTTCTTTATTATTTATACCCCCTTCTGCTACATGCTCTAACCATTTTTCAAAGAAGACACTCCTAGCCGTCATATTATCAAATCCACAAATCATTATATCACTTGAATAGGAAGTTTCTTCTGTAAAGACTTCTCGAATAGTTGAATAATCATGGAAATCACTATACCTTGTCATGACTTTACCAATAGAACTAGTCTTAGAATTGCCTATATCATGTACTCCATACAGTTGTCCACTCAGGTTAGATTCCTCTACATAGTCGGGATCCATTATTAATATACGATGAGGTTGGAGTCTGGATAATAGAAAAGCTACATGACTACCTATTCCCCCAAGCCCGGCTAGTAAGATATCCTGATCTTTAACTCTTTGGTACCACGGGGCAGAACTAAATCTACTGGTAGAAGTATCCAAGAGTGCTGACTCTTCATTTTTAGGTATAGCTGGAGAGGAAAAATGTTCCTGATAGATTTCTTCAATAGTGGCATTTAATAATGCCTCCTCTTGTTCATTCAATATCTCATTCATATATGAAATCTTTTAATATATTTACATACTCTTCTATATACTTATTTGGCTTTAATTTATTCAATCTATAGGTCAAACCCCTAGCTATTTTATCGGCAATGTCCATATCACTTCCTTCTAATTCTTGTCTTTGAGAGTAACTACATAGAAACTCAACATAGGGAGCCGCCCACATCTGGAAATTCTGGAATCCTCCAGACCCTTTTCCAAATCTCCTATCATAAATATACACCATATTATCAGCCCATTCTGTGACATCAACTTTGTTGATGTTGGGTAGTATCACAGATCCTGTGATAAGCTGTAGCAATAGCTCATCTATAATTTCTTCTTCCTGTTCTGATTCATAGGGAATTTGATCGGATGCAGGTGTAGATTTAGTTGAGAGCCTACCTGAATTATTACTAATAAGTAAAGGCTCTTTATATTTAGGAGAGGAATCATTAAACTTACTATTCTCTAGTTCATTAATCCTATGTAACCAATCTCCTGGCAAATATTCTTCATCATCTCTTATCACATTTAGAGGGAACCACTCTATTATTTGATCTTCATCTTCAGATTCGACCTCCGAAGTAATAAGTTCATCATTGAATGTATTGTACGATATATGCCTTACTACATTAGCTCGTGTTATTCTTCTAGTAATTGCAGCGTTATATATTCCCTCGTTGTTTACAATCAGAGATAAAAAATGATTTCTTTCTTCTCCTTCTGTCCTTAGGGTGCCCATATCTACACTACTGAAAAATGTTGACATTTGGTGGTGGGAATGAATCAATCCAATTTGGCAATCCAATAATTCCTGATTATCGGCCATATAGGCAATTACATCTGGAGACATCATAAACTCTGTAGAGGCATAGCTCCCAATATCCATTGGATATATATCAACACATTCAATATATAGAGAATTGTCTTTAAAATTACCAAATGGCTTATAAAATAATAAGCCAGACCATTCTCTGTCATTTATTCTTGAGCATAAATATCTTATTTTATATTCTATTGTCTGTGGAATAAATAAATCATAAATATTTGATCTGCCTACTAAAGGTAGGCGTTCTTTCTTAATGTCAACCATGATAATTTATAGTAGCAAGTATTTTATTTAAAATATAAGAAGCTATGTTAGGAGATACAATAGTTACATATTCAACATTTGTATCAGTAGGATGACTGCCTACGATTTTGACTAGGACCGGCCTTCCTTTAAATATGCATAACCGCTTCCCTCTAATATTATCTTCTACACTAATATTTTCATCCCCTTCTATATATAATCCCTTATTCATGTACATTACATTATATAGTAGCATCTTGGTATCAATATTACCTCTATTAGAATCATTTCGAGAATTGCTCCATTGTATAAATATGTCACTTAGTATAAGAACGTAATCCCTAAAGGGCATACCAAGTTGAAAACAATTATCCCTATATACAATAGGTAATTTAATATGTCTTACTAAATACGGGATGAAAGGCTCAATCTCCAGTGCTATTGTATGGCGGGTACCCAGAGAGGTATATGAGAGTTCCCTTGACCTTATATTAGCTACCTCTCTAAGATAGTGATATGGCACTCCGTTAACAGATTCGGTTTCAACAAACTTTTGTAGTTCAACACAGAATAACATCCAGATATCAGAATCTGAGGAACTGGTCAATGTACATACTGTATCCCTAATAGGCCCTCTTCCTAGACATGGTGCCACAAACATATTGTCCTCATCCGTGGAAATAAACCTTACATGAGAATGCATGTAATTCTTTGCGAGTTCTGCTTTTGTATACTCTGCTCTACCTAAAGCTGGAGGCTGCGCAAGAGTGCCGTCCGTACAAATAGAAAATTTTACATAAAGCTCAGAGATAATTAAGGACTCATTTCTTTCGTTTGAGATGCGCACCTTTGGGAAATATATAAGTGTAGTATTTGCAATTAGACCTTCCTGCATATCTACATGTTCTTCCCCATAGAAGTCATTTAATATCTCAAGAACCCTTTGTTGGTCACAAGTCATAATTAAAATATATCTTAAATTCTTTGACATAAAAAATAGGGAGATGAGCTTCATCTCCCTATTTAATTCTTATTACTGCAAAAAATCGAACATATTATCTATTTCTGATCTTGAATAGGGACTGTTCTCTAATTCATCAGGTTCACAGGAGGATCTTCTGTACAGGACATCATGTAATTCGTCCTCTTCTGTCAGAGTAATATAATCATTTGTATCTTTACATGCACAGCTCTCAGTAGAATTTTCTGCAATGAGGTGAATGAGGTCATTATCTGAACATTGAGTATAGACCTTATTATACTTTTCTTTACATTTATATTCAAGATTAGATCTCTTGATCTCTTCGTACAGTTTCTGTCTCCTGGGAGAGAGTACACCAGATGCTATCTTCTTATTAGGATTAGTTAACATGAATACTAGTTCATTTGTCACTTGCCCCTTGTAGGAGATATCATGAGGTAAGAGAGACTTGTTATCTTTTAACTCAGTTTTGGAGAGGCCCTCATAAAAAGTCATTCCTTCATAATCTACATTAGCTGCTTCCAGATCTCTCTTAAGCTCCTCCAGAGTAGTAGCTGCTGACATAATGATCTGTTTTCTTTGGGTTTTAGTAGAAATTACTGTGATTCTTCTTGCTTTCATTTTAATTATTATTTAAAGTTTTGAATTTTTATTTTATAGATTTATTTAAAATTAAAGAGAGGTAATACTACTTTAAGAAACTCAGATTTACCTTTGACTAGCATTAGATCACTAATATCTTTCCCACCACTGAACTTGGGCAACACCACATTAGTAAATCCAGTGCTCTTAGCCAATTTATCACCATCAATAATTCCAGCATCATCATTATCAAATAAGATGCATATCTTTTTATATCTTCTCTTCAATTCATTAATGGCTGTGTTACTTATATTGTACCCCTCTCCTTGAACTGCTATAGCTGGTATACCAGTATTAGCCCATAAGCAAAGAGCATCTTTAAGAGAAGAACATATACAAATGATATTCCCACTCTCAGGTACTTTGGTCCACAGGCTTATCACTGATCTGTCGTGTCTATTACACCACTTATATCTCTTATCTTTGCTATAGGGTTGGTATATCTTCAAGGTAACCTTCCCCTCTTTATGTTCAACATAAGCATAAGCATATTTATCAGCTCTGAATACATATCTATGACCGTCTTTTAATATAATCTTATGAGATACGGGATATACCTCGGCAAACTTGAGCCACTGAAGACTAATTCCATAAGATTCCCAATATTCAATATCATATTTTCTCCATTCCCTTATTTTACACTGAAGATCTACATTCTTATTATAACCTCCAGAAGCAGAAATATGACAAGGAGTAGTTGCTTTTATATTAGTTCCTATTGTAAATTTAGGTATATCCTCATCTATTCTTTTTAAAACATCTATATAGTCACAACTCCACATTTTTCCTAGTAAATCAAAAAGGCCTCCTCTATCCTTAGTAGATAGGTCTGTATAGAATATTCTTTTACCATCCATAGAATATAATCCGAATGAGGGTCTTTTATCTTGTCTTAGAGGAGAGTTCATAACACAAGGGACTCTAGTTACACCTAGGTAATAAAAAAGAATATCTGCTTCGGTTACTCTGCTTAAGATGTCTTCTAAGCTTATAGAACTTTTACCAGAACTGACAGACATGCATTTATGTTATTTTTAATTTAGTTACTAAAGAACCAGGGGGAAGAGGAGTCCACTTCAAAGGGAGCTTTATCTTCCTGTGTAGAAGTACTTGTAAAGTCAGTTGACTCTACGGAATATTCCTTTAAGTCACATACCTCAAATTCAGTAGAGGGATATGCCCCATTAGCTTTTCTGGTCTGCATATCCACGTCTAACCCACTATAATCGGTGATATTATTCTTCAAGAACTTCTGGGTATATACAGCCTGATACTGCTTGTTATCATCAGTAGCTTTTACTCCAAAGAGAACTTTTACCTTATTCTTAGACTGTAAGGCTATGGCCTCTCTTAATTCAGAAAAATCTCCTTTAAAATAGGCTTCTATATTATCTAATCTAGCCTCTGCTTCAGTTTTATCTTTAATATCTATTATTCTCCCACTCTTATCCTTATATGATTTATTAGGAATGTTCAGATATGCTTTGATAAAGCCAGTGAGATCTTCTTCTCCTATATAGGCAGGCCTAAAATCAGCAGGCTCAAACCAACTAAGAGTTTCCGGAATAGTCTTGGTGGCAAGATTCTCCTTGGGAATCCAAATAGTTTCTCCATATTTATTTATTACCTGAATCTTAGTATTATCCCTATTGAATCTAGCCTCCCTACTCAAAAAGAATGAAATCTTAGTTTTCATGTCAATTCCATTGCATCTATTAGAGTCGGTCTGCACAATAAAGTCTATTCTTACTTGAGGTACTTTATGTCTGTTTCCTTCCTGACCAACTTCAATCTCACTGATATATTCAGGATCATTCTCAAGTGTTGTATCATAAATCTGCTCAAGTTCTGCTTTAGTAGGATTTACAGCCAGTACATAAACAGGCGCAACACCTATATATCTTTTAATAGATGCTCCCTCCGTAGACTCTTTACCATTGGCAAAAGCCATAAATGCGAAATTAATTTTATTCATTCTAAAATGTAATTTTAAATGTGTTTTATATATTACTAATCATTATCCTGTTCATAATCCTCAATTATCTCACTAGATTCTATAGGTTCTGGTATGAGGACCTCATAAACGTTCTTTTCCTGATTGAACCTTACTGCACTAGCTCTAGGCTCATATTTAGTAACTTTGATGGGTTTTCCTTCCTTATCTATCTTTCCAGTATCTTCAATCCTCTTTTCCACCAGGTATCCACTAGTGAATCCGCCAGTCAAAGATATAACCCCCATCTCATGACCATTAATTTCGTTGCAGACACTCTCATATTCCTCTCTGAGTTCATCAAGTTTAGATTCAATCTTACCCTTCTTAGTTACCAATGGGTTTACATTCTGTGCTACTCTTTTGATAGATGCCATCTGGCGAACTGTTAATTCTTTTGTCATAATTTTTAGTTTAGATTAGAATATTTTCAATAACTCTATTCCTCTATCAGATACATTATATACTCTTGTAATGAAATATTTCTTCTCGAAATGATTTAATGCTTCTAATGTATATTTATATACAAGCATTGGTGAGCACCTTAATGCATCTTTAAGTCTTTCTATGTCTTCTTTCTTCTTACCCCATTCTATACAGTATTCTTCAATTATATTTAAAGAATCTTCAAGGTTGGGCTCTTTGGATAAAAACTTTAATAACCTCTTTCTATCCATAATATTCCCGCATGGCATCTAAGACTAAGTTCAAGTCATTAGGGATGAAGTCCTCTTTGAACATGTCTTCTGGAGATTTAGCCGGTATTTCAATGTTTCCTTCCATGCATCTATGGGTATAGAATCCATAAATAGGCCTCTTATTATCGTCATATTTAACAGAAGAGAAAAGCACCATTGGTACCACTTCCATAGGGTTGTAAGAATTATCTATCATCTTACCTATCGTAGAGGGCTTATAAGAGATTATTACATTGTCTGATACTACCTCCTCACAATGCATAATTAAAAATACGTTAATATCAGACCTTAAGTTCTCAGCTGTCTGTATAATAGACTGAAAATGGGAAGCTATATCTACAAATTTATTATAAGAACTGATTTTAGCAGTCTTAAAATATTCTTTTCTCATTATATATGTTATATCTTCAACTACTATATTCTTAACATAAGAAGCATTCTTACTGATACTCTCCATATAATTTACTATAGTAGTATAATCATCTATATTGAAGAGATTCTTATTATCTTCATTATAGAGGCTTTGGCTTCCCTTAAAAGGAAGCCTCTTCTTCAGCACATTAAAGATTACCGTTTCTTTTGGGTTAAGCCCTTTAATTGAAGTGGACTTACCTGTGCCTGATTTTCCTAATATTAAAATTACGTTTGCCAAGATTAACCTCCTTTCTTAATTTATTTAATTTATATTTTGATTCTGATGGTTTTGATATGAAACTAAAGAAAGATTTACTGGTCCTCCTAGATTCCAAAGAATTTATATAGTCATAAACTTTTGATAATTCCCTGGTATTATCAGGTTTAGGAAGCTCATAGAAAATGGAAGAAGCACCATTAAATAATAAGGGACATATATTTCCTGTCGCCCCATAATGCCTGTCTTCTATTACTTCCATAAATCTTATATAGTTCTTGAATCTTTTAATATCATAGCCTTCATATACAGCCAATCCATATTTAAATGGGCTATAAAGGCCTATTACTATATCTGCCACATTGTTATCTTAGCAGCTCTTTATCTGCTAAATCTGCAGTTTCATTTCATTATATCTGCAGGTCGGACTATCTCTTCATATTCCACTTAGTATTGGTATACGTAGGAATATGTCATGCACTCTTGCCACTTCATCTTCTTCAGCACCACCCGGTAAGAAGGTATGTGGTAGTCTCTGTTCCTTCACAATATTTCTATTGTGCTTGGATAAGGGTTATCTGTCTCCAGACTTTCCCAGATTCACATGATTAAGAGACAATTTATATAATAATTCTTGCCTCATATAAGGTAAAACCAATTTTTTGAAATGCTCAAAATCTCTTTTGAGGAGATATATACTATGGTTAGAATTTATTTTATATATGCAAGTCTTATTATGTGCTAAAAAATCTCTCGATGTCACTTTACAATCCGCGAGACCATCAGATGATGGTTTTATTCTTCCTAATTTGAATGATTCGTTACCTTCTTTATCTTGCATTTCGTTACATACAGACTCTTTATTCTGTACTCTCCTCATTTCTAAAGAGTATCGGACTATATCTTCACTCCATTGAGTGTGGGATTCTCGTGTCTCCATTATATTCTTCTTTGCAGAAGTTTCAGGAGTTAGTCTCTGAACCTTCAAATGCCTTTTAAAGCATAAGCTCGGCTGCTGATTACCTTATGTATCCACTTAGGCTTCCAGCAATTCTTCCCATTTATCCAGACCCAACTGATTCATTCAAATAATTTGTATCTCATAGATTTACATATGTAGGGGCTTACAAGAGATGTAAATATCTCTCTGCTTCCTGCCCTTACATAAATGACGGGTTTTTCATGAAACATATGGATTGATGTCAATATATTGTACTTTTCTAGCAACAATCCCTGTAAATATTTCACGTCCTCCATGGAAAATCCTTCAGTATGTAAATAATAGGAACAGTTATTCCTGGTACCGTCATCCATAAACCACACGGCAATACTTATAGGAGTAAGATACCTGTCAATGCCTTTGGGCACGACCTTCTTTCCTTCAGGATACCAGGCATCCCTCCAACTGTTGAATGTAAGGTACTAAAATTATTTGAATTATGCAAACGTAAAGCCTGGTGTTGTATAAGCACAACTATCATATTTAGCTGAGACTTGAGAGTTATAGCATATTTGGACATCTTATTAATGGTTCCCCAAATATCCATACCCTTTTCAGTAGAGAGGTTTGAGGCATTGTCTATGAGTACAAATACATACATATTTGGATCATTCCAAGTAAATGGATTAATAGGATCCAACATTTGCCTCTCCTCTAACTTTCCTGTTATTTCATTGGCCTTTTCATATGTAGTATAGTTATAATGCCCATTCGATTCAGCAAAATCTCTACAATATTTGTTTACTCCGGTAGGATTTTTGATGCTATCTATATACTCTACAACCTCTTCAAACTTTCTAATATAGGTCTTGTACCTTTCACTTTCAAGAAGCTCAAATATGTGAATATCTACAGGTTTATCCTTGTCAGTACTCTTTAAATTAGTATTTGTCATGTAGATTCCATCAAGTCTTGCTAATAAATGACAGAGAAATTCATTATATTTCTCTTTAGGAGACATTTCTAAGGTAAAATATAATACCTTAGCCTTGAATTCAGGATGTTCTACCATGAAAAATATGAGCTCATAGACCCATAAATAATCACATAGTTTACTCTTCCCAACTTTTTGATTGGCTGAGAGAATGATGTATTTCCCCTGTTCAGTACCTGGTAGGATATTCCTATATCTTGGAAAGGGCAAGGGAAGACAATTCCACTCTCCTTTGATTACTCTTTCCCTTCTATTTTTTAAGTCTCTTATTATTTCGTCAAATTTCATAGTAATGTGGATGTCCAGTCATCTCTCAAATTCTCTTCCTGACCATAATTCTCAATATAGTTCATTAATTCAGATTCCCCTTCTACTTCTCCAGCAACTCCTATCTTTTCTTTTAATATAAAATACTTCAAGAGCTTCATATATCTATAACTCCCATTAAAGCTATCTACGTATTTAGAGGCAGCATGGAGTATTTTATTTCCCAAAAACTTATTAAATTCTTCTTTGTTAAGTTTAGAAAACTCCTCCTTGAATTCATTTCTTATATATTCTTCATATTTCTTCAGGAACAACTTTAATCTTCTTATTATCAGAGCTGTTCCTTCAGCCCAATAATAATTAGTTCCTTCCTTTTTACCTTTAGGGAAGATTTCCTTTAATTTAGTGGCTATCTCAAGTAGGAAATCATCTCCAGAATTCTTTGGTTCATCAGAGTCAATAATAGTGGAATCCAATACTTCAGTACCTCTATTTGTTAATCTCCATCCAATCTGTTGAAATGTCTCATCCCTGTCTGCTGTCAATAGTCCTTTTTGTATCAAGCTTTCTTTAGTTAGCTCTAGATTAATCTTATTATGAATTATTATCATATATAAGACTTCATCTAGGGTTATACCATGCTTAGCAGCAGACTCCTTATTAAGTCTTATTGTCATATTTCTAAATCCTCTAATCTTTCTACTTTTATTATATAAGTTTCATCAATCCCATCGAGAGCCTTCTTAAGATACTCTTCATCTCTTGTGTTCTTATAATACAAGATGAACTGTATAGGATCTTCAGCTCTTAAACTTCTACCAAATTTCTGTATGAAAGCTCTCTCTTTTCCATCAAGCTGAATAATAACTCCCACTTGAATATCTACTAAATTCTGCCCTTCCTGTAATAAACCCACAGCAAATAAGCTGCTAATCTCTTTTCTATTAAATTTCTCAATTATTTGTAAAGATTTATTTTCCTCTGAATGAACAGCATTTCTCCCTCCTAATATCCTTGCTTGATCAATACTAGAGCAGAAACATATTAATCTTTTATCTTTGATTCTATTAAGAAGATTCGCGGCCATTATAGTTTTAAGGTCTCCGAGAAATCTCTTTCTCTGCAAACCACATTGTAGCCACTTTGTTTTCATAAATTCTACTCTAGAAGTAAGATACCTGCTCTTCCAATACTCACACTTATTTGTCAGATAGTCATATTTTTGCTTTGCTGTGCAGGATATTACTAAAGAGGTATCAGGATATTGTTCCTTATGTTTTAAAAACTTCCATCTCTCATAAAAACTGCACTTTCGTATAGTCTTTTTTCCTTTGTTTCCCCACTCTTCTGTAACTGAGTACTCTTGATGTGTATTATCTAAGATGAGTGGAATTAAATATATCCTGGGCTTTGGCAAGAGACCTCCTTTTATAGCTTCTCCTAAAGTAATCTTTGATATTTTAAAATCTCCAAATATCTGGTTAAGAGAGTATATAACCTGGTCTGGAAGAGTAGCTGATAAGACTATTATATACCTTGAGAAAATCTCTGTAAGTAAATTCATTCTTAAATCAGAGCCTAAGTGATGACCTTCATCAAAGATAATTAGATCCCAATTGCTGTTTTTATATTTTCTTAATGAAGCATAGCACTCCATCGTGATGTCACATTCTTTTAACTTCCATTTCTTGAACTCTCTTTCCCAGTTTGACTTATGATTTATTTCAGCTACAACTAACAGAACTTTCAAATGGCCATTCCTTTCTATTAAATAATTGGCTATATCAATAGCAGCTTTTGATTTACCTGTTCCTGTAGCCCATTGTAGTATGATCCTGGGGTATTGCTCTATGAGTTGTATAGGAAGAGTCTGTAATTCTTCTTTAGTCATAATAGTCTTTGATATAGTATCTATAATCATTTATTACATCCTATATAATTAAATTTCTCTAAGATTGGCTGTAAATGAGTTAGTCCTTCTAATCTATAGCCACAATTTGACACACATAACATATCTACATGTTCTATACATGCACATAAAGATTTTAGATCTTCTAATATAGTTTTGACAGTTTGACCTGTCTCTATAAAATCATCAATGACTACTATTGGACAACTTAGAAATAATGAGGGCATATCTGATGTATCATGATGACTCTCTGATTTTCTTGATATAAAAATGCTTGAACATATTCCCTCCTGAGCCAAAAGTTCTCCTACTGCTCCACATAATATGCATCCTGATGTTCCCCTTCCGGCTAATACGAGCCTTTTATATTCAAGTGGGATAGTCTCTATTATAAGCTTTGCTACGTTTCTAATGTATTTCTGATTACAAGTAAAAAAGAATGAAGTGGGGTATATACAGCTAATGGGCTCTGAATAATATTTAAGATTCATATTACAATATTAGTAAAAAAAGGGTAAGAACTTATTAGTTCTTACCCCGGATTCTAGATTAGTTTAGTATTTAGTCCTGAAAAATCGTATAGGAAAAGCTTTTCCCATTGTAGCTTTCACATATTCTTTGTAGATGAGCTTCTAAGCGCTGCTTAGAAGTAAGTCCTCCCCACTTCTTAGAATTTGACCAATAGGGAGTTTCTCCAGAGGTCATATACTTGTATGCCTCTGGAGAGAGATTGATATGTTTCATAGCAGGTTTAGTACATAGAGGATAATGTATGGTCTCTCCCTTTACATATTGATACCCACTTTTACTTTTTTTTCTCATCTGAAAGCCGATTACTTCAGGCTCACTCTTACGTATAAAAGTGCTCCCCTCTAATTGAATAGTCAGGGAGACTTTTACTGTGTTGTTCATCTAATCTTAAAATATGGTAATAAGAAAAGTCTTTCTATGATGTTAAATTATAAAACTATTTATTTAAAAAATAATGCTGTACTATGTTACCATGCCCTTGGTTACAGCATTCCAAAACAATACTAAATTATATGGCATTTCTCTAATTATTCTTCTTGAACACAGACCATAGAATCTGTAAGTAAAGCAGTTTCAATCAAGAAGATTCTTGCTGTACCCCTGCATATATAACACTCCTAAATTCGAGAAAAATATCAATCATGTTATATAAGTTTTTGGCCTTAGCTCAAGTCCTTATACCCTCCCTATTTTATGCTTTCTATAGGGCTTGCTGGTATATTAGCAATCATTTATAGGATGACTATTCCTATAAACTTGGAGATTTTTTCCCTTTGTATCTCTGACAAAGTCTATTCTATATTCTTTTTACATTACTGAATAGATAATAATGGGAGCTTACGACTAAAAACTTGTTAACCTCCAAACGATTCATCTTACACAGATATAAACTTATTGTAATTAAGATTCACCTTGTCCATGCCTAACAAGGCTTCACCCCCATGACTATTATGGGTTTAATATAAAAGTGTAAGTTATGTATACATCATATCCTCGCATCCACCTTCTTCTATTCTACATGGAGTAATTACACCAGCTATAATTATCTGATCAGATACAATTAATTCTTTATCTATTCCTGTTATTATCCTACTACCTGTAGGTCTACTTCTCATATAAGCTATAGTACACATAATTTTTTTTATGAATAATGCTTGTTCCCTACACTGGAATTGCACCAGTCTATATTTTATCCAGTACTTGATAATAAGCAATCTAATTAGTAGGGATAAAGAATATTAAGGTATCCAGCCTTAATAGCACCCACTGATATTTGTTTCCGGAGTCAAATAGAGAAACCTCTCCAGCAATTACTGGTTTGAACTGCCAAAGTCAGCCGCCTATATTTTACATCGTAGTTGGCCTCACGATGGGATATCTTTATAATGAATTAGTTTATCCTTCATTTTTAACTTATTTCTTTTGCATTTATAGTACCAGCAGTGGGACTCGAACCCACACAGTCTCAATGACTAGAGGATTTTCTTACAAATAGGTGACAAATCTATTTGCTTGGACTATGTTATAACCATATCTTTCGACTTAGGTTGCAGGTATATAGTCTCTACACATTTATCAGATTGCTCTGAATTTAGCTCGGCGTTCTTTACATTTAAAGGCTGTAACATTCACCGAATTAGCCTGCTTCTACATCAGATGTTTCCGTCTGTGCACTCTTTACCTGATATTTATTTGGCACTACTTTGTCAATAGTAGTATGCTTAATTAAGCCAATCTCATAAACCATGGATTTTTCATTCATTTACCAAAGTCCTCCGTGTCTACCAATTCCACCATGCTGACCCTTATCTATTCTTTCTCAGGTACCAAGACAATAGTGCATATCCTATGATTCTCCCTTATCTTATAGGATATTCTATCTATATCTTGCAGTACACCATTGTCACCTTCTATTACCACATCCTCAGTACTGAAATTACTTAGGAAGTTAATTAAGTCTTGTACTATCATTAATTTTTTGAAATTAAGTAAGGAGATTGGGCCAGTTTGCACTGTCAACTAACGTCTGTCCTAATATGCAACGGGGATGCTCTTTAAGATATTACTTAACCTATTAGTTACCCTTAAAAGGCCCTATTCTCCTTATACCATATACTTAAAGCCATTTATTGGAAATTAAATAGAAATATCATTCATATTTCCTAAATGATATCTCTACTTGATTCCCGACTATTTATATAGTCTTCAATGCTCTCCTTTGTAGGAAGCGTCATGAATTTCCACCATTCTGCTCCATCATATTCTCTTCTCTCCAGCCATGAACCATCACTGAATAGTATATATCCATAAATATACTGCATTCCAAAGCCCTCATCATAGGAGAAGTTTAAGAAGTTTAACAGAAAATCGGTGTCTTCTGTGGCACATCTAGCACCAGACTCCCCTATATCATAATTTAAACAATCATAATATACCCCTGCAAATTCGATATCTTCAATAGATTTTCCAATTTCTTGAAGTGTCTCTAATAATTCTTCCTTGGCATTTATCATAATTCACAATAATTCCAGTCTCTTCCATTCTCATCAATCCAGCACTCTATGTACTCCTTATTGTTGAGGCTTGCTACAAAATATGCATCTCCCTTTTCCGGAGGATTTTCTACTATGAACTCTTCTAAAGCCTCCAAGTCTCCTCTACCTGTGAATCTTTTTGCATTATCATTATCTCCTGCAGGGCATCTTACAGTCATTTCTATATATTCTATATCAGAGATATATCTTTTATTATCATATATATATTTACTAAGTTCTTTCACAAAAGTCATAATCATAATTCTTTAACAGGATTATTTCAAGCTTTCAATATAAGGATATTTGGTAGAGAGGAATACATTATATTTATTCCTTATTTCAGCAAATCTTTTTAACTCTATTGTACCACAGATATGCAGTTCCTTAAGATAATTAGGATTTATTCCTATGATCATTTGTCCTGAAGTACCTACCATACAATTGGGATTTCCATTGACAAAATATACTGTCTCTTCCTTATAACCTTCCTTATCTAATATATATCTACCTGATAAGATAGTACATGGAGTTAATTCCTCTTCTAGTATTAACTTTTGGCGCTTTAGTGACTTTATACCAGTGAAAGTAGTAATCAATAATTCCGGACTATAAGAGGTCTCATAATTATCATATGTATCAAACGATATTCTTCTCATGTTTCATTCTCTTATTGATTCTATCTCTTTTCTTCTTGGAATATAAGAGCTTTTCATCCTCTGTAAAACTTGGTCTGCTGGACTTCTTTCTCTTAAGAGATTGATTATACTCATCTTCAATATAGTCAGGAAGCTGGTTGATAAGATTCTTCATGGTTATAATATTAGATTAATTGCGGAGAATGAAGGACTCGAACCTTCAATACCAATTAAGGTATGCTTGTTTTCAAGACAAGTGCATTGAACCATTCTGCCAATTCTCCTCACTTAATTATTTATTATTCAAAGTTTCTGCGTTTTTGATGCTTCTCAATAATATCAGGCTCTCGGATAAACCTATCTATGTTGACATACCAGCTTTCAGGTTCTTTCTCCTGACCATTTTCATATCTCTTTATTAACTCTAAAACAAAACCTCCGATATGATCATCAGGGCCTGACATTATACCATCATCTATTGTTACATAATGGAAGATTTTATAACCTTCACCCTCTTCTATTACTTTTACAAAAACTAAATCATAGTCAGGGTTTATATTAATTATTTTCGACACATACCCTAAGTCATGCATCTTTTCCTTGAATTCCGGTAATTTCATTTTAGTAATAATATTAATTTAGTGACTCCTTCCAGACTCGAACTGGAATTTAAGGTTTAGAAGACCTTTGTTCTATCCTTTGAACTAAGGAGCCCTTTCTATATTATATTTCCAGGCTATAGAGTAGGTATAAATGGCTCTGGAATGAAATCTGTAGTCTTAAAGGGCAGAGGTTCCTGCAGTTGTACAACTACTTCTATGGTTTCTTCATCAAAACAGGAATTATTATCCTTATGGTCTTCTTTATGATCCGAATTATTATCTTTATTCATAAACTCATAATAGTGTTTTAGCAGTTTCACATAAGTCTCTGATATTGATAGGTTGTACAGTTATAACCACAAACCTATTATTTTGGCTGTGTAAAACCCATTCTTCCATTTGGTGACATATATCCACCACTTTTTAAGCCAATCAAAAGAGCATACTTTGATTAGAGGATATATGATAGCTAAGATCAAGACTATCAGAAAATGCAGGCATAGTAATATGATCTTTATCACTGCTTCTAAAGCAATGAATGGTGTGGTAATGATTACTCCTACTAAAGATGCTAAATTTTTCATCTTTTCTTTATCTTATATTTGTTGAATTCCTTAGTTGCTTCAATTCTGTTTGCAAATTTAACTGTTGTTAAATTATTATTGTGCAAAATAGAGACTTCCCATTCAAATGCATGTATACCTGAGAGGATAATTTTCCTTCCAAGTTGGTCTATGAGAGTCATTCTTATACAGTTTTTGCAATTTTCTCTATGATATTTGCGTTTCATTTTCTGTTTTGTCTGTCTTTTTGGAGAAATGAGTTAAAATTGAAGACAGTATATCCAGTTATATATAATAAGATTAGTATAAAGTGGTTTATACTACAAACCACTCTATTTTGATAGAGGAAAAATACTATACAAATTGTCTAGAATTATACATAGTATCTTGGATGTAAGTAGTATTTACAATGAGACCAATACTATTATTTAGTTATCTCATCTTTTTGTATTAAATAATAGATAATACCTTTAAAACTAACTACAGATGGTATTATTAACCTGTAAACATTATATTATACTTAAAGTATTAATTTATAGCTAATATTAATCAGAGCAAATATTAATCAATTCTCATTTTAATTAGGGCAAATACATAATATTAGACTTATTTATTAATGGTCAGGAAGAGGAAAGTAAATAGATAATTAGCAGCAGATATCCTATTTATTAAAGGAATAGTTATCTATTTCAATCCTCTTTCTGACCTATTTGAATAGGTTAAAAGGTTAAATAGTTTAAAGAGTTTTGAAGGTTAGGAAGGTTGAATAAGAAATATTATGTATTAGCCCTAAAAGAAACAATAAAGAATAAATAAGGAGAGTCTTTATGACTCTCCTTATTGAGATTAGAAAGATGCAATTGTAGGAGCACCATTACCCTCTTCATGAAGAAGATAGAAAAGACCTGTAGGATTTCTCTCGGTTTTTTCTCCTTCTACATAGGATACCATAGGATGCTTAGGTATTCCGGCCGATGCGACAGCACCTGTGTCAGCACCAAACGTGAAGAAGAGATTTCCATTCTTCGGATTCTTCTTAATATCGAGCCTATCTACTTTGGTAAGAGCTTTGAACTGCTCGATAGTGTAGGTTTTGAGGAATTTAAGTGTCCTTTCCATGATAAATTGATTGTTTGATGGTTAATAAAAGAAAATGGATTAATTTAAACCCTATAGGGGGATAATCCCCACGGGCCAAGAGATAGGGGAGGTCTGGTTGATGTATAACCCTCTCATGCAGATATAACCTATTTTTATAAAATTAAAAAAAAAATAATTTTATTGTAGATTTGGAAATTAAAAATATTTTACGTATCTTTGTCCCAATGGGACATAACAAGTATATTATGTTAACATTAGTACCTTTAAGGTAGGAGGGTATATTTAGGACTGAACTGCTCTGAGCCAAGTGGAGAGAATAAGGGGTATCCACCTCTGGTACGGTAAATCAGAGGCTTTTAGAATATAATATTCTAAGAGTGATAATAGGGGTAGACTAATAATATATAAACGGGGGATGGACTAAATATATTGAGAGCCATAATCTCAATCCTGGGGGATGAAAAAGAGAACCCCTAGGGTCCCTTTTTATACTAAATAATTATATATAAATTATTTGATTAAAGAGTGTTAATGATTAATCTAATAGAATTAGGAAGATTATACCTAAATTAGTAGGATATGAAAAAAAGAAAATATAGAGAAAGGTATTCTAAAGATCATAAAGATGAAGATGTTCTTAATATTATTAAGAACAAGCACTCTATACTAGTATCTTTAAATGAAAGATATAAAGATTACTATGCAGAAAATATCCAACCTAGGAGAGGAATATCATTAATAAAATATAAGTATCCTATAAATATTAGAAGTAAATAAGCTATGGAATATAAAAACAAGAGATTTAAATTCTTTAATTCCACATGGACTATCAAATATATAAAGGATCCAATAAAGAGTATTGATACGTCTGATGAGGGGGTTATATTTGGAATAACCAAACCTGCTCAAAAAGAGATATTAATAGCTCTTCTTGACGATACGGGAAAACCCTATAGTAAGGAACATATAGAGGAAACTTTAAAGCATGAATTAGTACATATGATATTCCATGAAGGTCAATATAATAGTTGTTATATGGATGAGCCTCTTGTAGAATGGGTAGCTAAATCTTTAATAGAACTTAATATTAAGAAAATGATATGAAGATTATTTATAATAAAATACTACCTATAAAGGGATACAAAATAATAAACCTATTTGGAATATTCTTTGTACGGATAAATTCTGATGGAACAAAACCTAAAATTCTATGGGAAGATATTAATCATGAAACTATTCATACTGTACAGATGAAAGAGTTATTATATATAGGTTTTTATATATGGTATTTTTTTGAGTGGCTAATAAGGCTGCTTTTAGAGCCAAGCAGTGCTTATAGATCAATCTCCTTTGAAAGAGAGGCCTATGCAAATGAAAACAATTTACACTATCTTCATGATAGGAAAAGATTTAATTGGATACAATATTTGAGGAAGTAAGATATGGAAGTAGGATTAACAATATTATTGTTTATAATGGTTATTCTAAATCTCAGCACTGCCATACCTCTATTAAGAGGGCTTAAATTTCAAATAGAGGATTATACATGCAGTCAAGAGGTAAAAGAAGTAAGAACCAATATTATGGCACTTAAGATAATTAATACATTATCAGCTATAGCCAGTATAGTAGCTATAGTATTATACAGCATTTAAGACTACACTAGTAAAAAAAAAATTCCTATTTTATTTGGTAAATAGGAATTTTTTATTTATCTTTGCAATGTCCTTAAAAAGGAATTAAAATTAATTGATTAAAGATAATTAGTATGACAACAAAGAAATGGATTTCAGCAGCTATAATAGCTGTAGTGGTAGTAGGAGCTTTAGCACTTATTAAGTTATTCCCCTTCTGGGTAACTCTTTCCTGTCTTATATCTTTAGCAGGAGGCTTAATTGCAGGATATTTGCTTAAAGATAAAGTAGAAACTGTAGTAAACATGGTAGATTCTACGGAGGTAATTAATAGTATTAAAGATTGGTTCTCAAGCCTTACTACAAGTGAAGTTTCTAAGGCTGTATCAGCAGCTAAAAAGAAAACTACTACAGCCAAAACAGGGAAGTAGACCCTGTTTTATTGAGGCATGGTGTAATGGTAACACTGCAGATTTTGGTTCTGTCATTGTAGGTTCGAGTCCTACTGCCTCAACTACTACTTAGTATAATGAAGAATGTAGGAATCCCCCAAACTTCTTATGGAAGTTTGATTCTCTTGGAGAGTATTAAATTAATAAATTGATATGGCATTAGATAAATGGATGCACTTAATAGTAGGTTTTACTATTGTTACTACGATTAGCTTATTTCTGCCAGCTTGGGTCGGATTTACTCTTGGAGTTTTAGCTACCTTAGCTAAGGACTTTATATGGGATAAATGGCTAAAAAAGGGGACATTTGAATTGGCAGATATTTACTGTGGAGTTGTTGGTTCGTTTATTGGTTTTTGGTTTGGATTTTTATCCCAGCATATATAGAGATCATTATGATCTCTGGCTAGGATTCTCTTTTTAGCAGTTAGAGATTAAAGAAACTGCTCCTATTCCTCAATAGCTCAGTTGGCTAGAGCACCTGACTGTTAATCAGGGGGTCCCAGGTTCAAGTCCTGGTTGAGGAGCTAACTATTAAATCTTGAGGTGCCAGAGTGGTTTAATGGGATAGATTGCAAATCTATTAATTCGTAGGTTCAAATCCTACCCTCAAGTCAATAAATTATGGAAGACAAGTTAGATAAGGTACTCAAGAATCAAGAGATTCTCAATAAGAATCAGTTAGCTATATATGGAGTTCTTATGAAGATTGAGGAAAAACTTCCTTCAGGAGGAAAAGAATTCCTTAGAAACTATTTAGCAGATATAGCAGGTACAATTACTGCAGAGTTGGGATTAGTCGATATATTAAATACTTTAAAGAAAAGATAATGCCTCCTTGGTGGAATAGGTAGACACACCAGATTTAGGATCTGGGATGAAATAATAGTAGTGTGTAGGTTCGAGTCCTACAGGAGGCACTGACTTACTAGATATAACATTATTAAAACAAATGATTATGTATGAAGATATACTATTGTCTCCAATAGAGACAACTAGAAGACAGGAAGAGCTTAACACAGGTACTTCAGAGTTTTTCATAAACTTTTTAAATAGATTGGAAGGATGGAAAACTAAATGCAAAAATTTGCATTGGGCAGCACCTAAGAAGAACATTCATGTATATCTTGATGAATTCTTAGAGATCTTAAGTGAGTACCAAGACTCTTTAGCTGAAGAGTATCAGGGACTATTAGGACACATGCAACCTAATGTAATTAAAGGAGTAGTAAGTGAAGCATTAAATGCTATAGATTTTATTAATGAAGTAAAGAGTTACACATATAAATTTTATGATGCTCTCTCTAAGGAAACTCCATATGCTGGTATAAGATCAGAGTGTGAAACATTTATCCATAACATATTGAAGTATAAGTATTTATTTGAATTATGTGATATTAAGCCATATTAAAGTAATGAAGCCTTCTTAGTATAAGGGTAATTACTCCTGTCTTGTAAACAGGAAATGAAAGTTCGATTCTTTCAGAAGGCTCATAAGTCAGTGATCATAATATGCTGTGAGCAGGCTGACATCTCTTGGGGATCAGTATATACATTGTATGAAGACATCTATATATTAAAATTTTAAAGAATTGAGTATACTCTATAATCTTTAGTCTTTTATCAATGTATCCGGTGAAGAGAGGTGTAGGCAAAGGCAAAACCTACAAGGCCATAGTACCAATACCCAAATCTATGGCAATATGCAGATGGGTGAAACGGATATACAAATCATATGAGTCTCATAATCTCATGATAGCCAGTTCGACTCTGGCATCTGCAACAATAATCAATAAGTTATGGCAAGAGTAGAAGATAAACAGGCACAGATAGAAAAAGAAGTGTCTAGAATGAATGTATTCTCAGGAAACACATTAAGAGAAATTATAAATTATGCTAATTCTCACTCTTTAAGAAAAGAGGATATAGTATCTATTCTAAAGGAAAATGGGCAGTTTTGGCTAATTTATTATAAATGAATTTTATATACAAGATGGAGAAGATAGAAAGAGATTTAATGGATGAGGGAGAGTTTAAGAAATACCTGCAGAGGGTATTAAGTTATAATAGGATTTCTCCTGAAGCAATAGGGAAATATAAATCTATTGAAAGAGCTCTTAGAAGAGGGCATTTGACTCAGTATGGTAGAGTAGTTCCTAAGAGACCCTTTAATAATAGATCTAATACTAGTAAGAGAAAAGGAGCTGATAGTAGAAATAATGAAGTAAAAAAAACTCTATATGGACAATTTATGCAATACTATTGGAGAGCATCCAAACAAGGATTACTATAATTCTATTCCAGTGACTTATTGTAAGAATTGTCTATCATTAAAGATAATGGGATTGGATGATTCTTTAAACTACTGTGATGAATGCGGGAGTACGAATATAGGATCTACTGATATAACATCTTGGGAAGAAATATATGAACAGAGGTATCATAAATCATTTATTAAAAAATAAATAAAGTTATTATGGAAGAGAAGAAAATAACAAAAGCTCAGAATGAAGAAAATAAGGTAGAAAAGCCTGAGAAACTTTCTTATGAACAATTAGAGAACATAGCTCATCAGTTAAGTGAGCAGTCAAGGGAATTATACAATAAACTTCAAGCAGCTAATATGTCTAATCTCTTTAAGAGACTAGATTATTTATTTAAGATCCTTGAAAATAGCCATCACTTTAATAATGAATTTGTACAGAGTACTGTTTCAGAAATTGAAGAGTTAATGAAACTTCCAGAAGAGGATTCTAGTACTCAAGAAGAATAATCCACAAGTTTTAATATAACCAATAGTAATGAATAAGGAAATAAATAATGTCATCAGAATTCCTACTTCATTAAATAGTAAGTTCTTCAGATATTGGTTTGAGTTTTTACAACCCTTCCATAAGCTAACTGAGAGGGAAATAGATGTGATTACTAGTCTTGTAAAACAGAGATATGAACTTAGTAAAGTCATCAAAGATGATGAAATACTTGATAGGGTTACAATGAGTGAAGACACTAAGAGGAAGGTAAGAGAAGAGTGTAATATGACCTTACCCCATTTCCAAGTAATTATGGGGAAATTAAGAAAGAGTAAAGTTATTATAGATAATAAGATAAATCCTAGATTTATTCCTAACATTAGGGAGGATTCCGGGACTTTTCAACTTCTGTTACTTTTTGAATTAAAATGAATTATTCTGAAATAATCAAGAAGGTTTCTCAGGAAACTGGGATCCCTGTCAGAGTAGTAAATTTGGCTTATAAATCCTATTGGAAGTTTATAAAACAAAAAATACAAACTTTACCCCTTAAGGGTAATATCAGTGAGGAGGAGTTCAATGCCTTAAGAACTAATTTTAATATCCCAAGCTTAGGAAAGCTTTACTTAACTTGGGATAGAGTACAAGGATGCAAGAAGAGATCAGATATTATTAAAAAGATAAAGAATGAAAAAGGTATTCATAAGCCAGCCAATGAATGGCAAAACAGAATCGGAGATAATGTTGGAAAGGAATAAAGCAATCTCTGATATTGTCAATCAGTTGGGGGAAGAGGTTTATATCATAAATACGTACTTACCGCATCTTTTTAAAGATGCTTCCCCTCTGTGGTATCTTGGAAGATCTCTAGAACTAATGTCATCTGCTGATATTGTCTATTTCGCTAAGGGATGGAAAAAATATAGAGGCTGTAGAGTAGAGCATTTAGCAGCTCATGAATATGATATTAAAATAATGAATTATGTTGAAAATTAAAAAGATAAGGCCCATGTTTACATCTCTCATAACTACTATGAATAAATATGAGCAGGATGAAATAATTAGTGGATTAATAGATCCTCTAAAGAGAGAGGGTAGTATAAAGGAATATCAAACTGTGCTCTCAGTTGGAAGTATGGTAAAAGATATAAAAGTAGGGGATTTAGTATGTATCAATCCTACAAGATTTGCTGTAAAGAAACATAAGGAAGGAACTCTAAAAGATGGAGTAGTAAAGGATAATCCTATTATTCAATATAATTTTGATGTCATAGAAATGGATGGAGAGCAATGTCTACTTCTTCAAGACAGGGATATTGATTTTATTATTGAAGATTGGGAGGAGATAAAAGAAGAATGCCCATCAGCGTTAATACGTCCTGCTAATGATATTATAATATAAGACATAGGGATTATTCATGGCACTTCTTGAATAATCCCTTTATTATTGTAATGCAATTATGAAGCTATTTAAATACGAAGGATATAAAATAACTATAGCACCTGAGGCTTTGCTCTTAAAGCCATTTAAACAGATTTGGCAAAGGGATAGAAGTAGAAATAAGGATAGGGCTCTAATGGAACTAGGATTCATTTATTTCTTCTGTGATACCAGAAGTGATTATCAGTATCTTACTGATGAGGATGAGAGGAAGAGAGCTATCAAAGAGGGGGAGGGTCTCCCAATTAATTGGGAACCAGATAAAGTAGTTCTGGAGGCTATGAAGTTATACAGTAGTTCTAAGTCTGTATCAGCGCTGCTTCTTGAAGATACTAGATATGCTGTAGATAAATTAAGAGCTCTGTTAAGAGCTATTGACCTATCTAAAACTGATGATAGGGGTAAACCTATCTACCCACTTAACACTATTACAGCTACTATAAAACAAGTACCCTCTTTAATTAAAGATTTGGATGAAGCAGAAAGGGCTTTAGCTAAAGAGCAGATAGATTCTAGTAGAATGAGAGGACAAGGAGAGAAGACATTATTGGAGGATAATTTAAATATTTAGTATGAGAGTAGAAGAAGTTATAAAGGGACTCAATAAGCATATTGAGGATAAAAGATGTAATAAAAATATTAAAACTACTGGCCACTTAGTTCTACAAAAGACTATTACTCCTCATCCTACATTCAAGGCTTATAAGAAATATAAGGGTATAATATGGTTTGTAAAGGGGAATAGAAAGTATAAGGTATTATCTGTAGAGTATAATAGTAATATCTCTTCTGCAGAAAGAGAGATTGCTATATTACTATGTCAATCAATATTCAATTGGATAGGCTCAGTATTTTATGAACAAGTGATAAATGGTACATATATAGGATATGAAGCTGCAGAACATAAATATGAATAAATATCAAACTGAACTAACTGAGGAATTGATTAATAGCCTTCCTCAAGAAGTCCAGGATCAACTATTTGATACTATAAATAATGTAGAATTTGTCAAGAGGCTTATAAGTCCTACAAGAGAATATGCTAAAGATAGACCTAGGGACAAATATGGTAGAATTATTGTAGATCTAGCTAATCCCCATATTCTAGAGGATATGGATTATTTCAGACCTACTGCCTTACATTACCAGAAATATGGTACTTTTACTAATCTAAGACCTAATTCAAACCCTAATAGTGAATATGGAAAATGGCTTAAGCAGGAAATACACAGATGCTGGGATGGATATATAAGAGAGTCTGATGGAGAATGGGTAACAGGTTATATGTATTTTTATTTAAACTATTGTCCTATAATGCTTTCTAAAATCAGAGGAGAATCTAAGCAAGCAGATAGAGTATTTGATTTCCCTGAAGTCTGGGAGGGAATTTACTGGAGATTCCATTATATAGATCAGATGAGGAATGGAGGACTATATAATAATTTTGACGGTGGAAATCATGGAGCTGAGTTAGCTAGGAGAGGTGCCTCGAAGTCCTATAGTTTAGGTTCTATAGCTGCACATAATTTTATATTAGGGGAAAATAAGACAGCCTCAAAAAAAATCAATACTGTTATAACAGCATACCAGAAGGAGTATCTAATTAAGGATGGAACTTTAAATAAGTTCTTGTCTATGGCTGACTTTTGTGCAGAAAATACTCAATTTCCTAGGAAAAGATTAAAATCATCTATACAGGATATGATATGGACTATGGGATACAAAGATATAGATACAGGAGTAGAAAAAGGTACTCATAACACTGTCCTAGGAGTATCATCCAAAGATGATGAATCAAAAATGAGAGGTAAGAGAGCTCATATATTAGTAGATGAGTTTGGTACATTTGCTAGGCTTATTGATGCATACAATGTATGGTTGCCTTCAGTTCAAGAGGGAGATATAGTATTTGCAATGATTTATCTATGTGGTACAGCAGGAGATAGTGAGTCCGACTTTGCAGGTGCTCAGGAGATCATGTATAATCCTAAAGGATATAATATGTATGCACTACCTAATGTATATGACAGGAATAACCAGGGTAGGCCGTATTTTGTATTCTTCTTTCCAGGTTATATAAATAGAAAAGGATGTTATAATGAGAATGGAGTATCTGACGTTATCAAAGCTCTTATAGAAATATTTCTAAATAGGTACAGAATTAAGTATAATTCTACAGATCCTAATACAATTATTAAAACTATAGCTGAAATACCTATCACTCCTTCAGAAGCTATCATAAAGACTGGAGTTAATATGTTTCCTGTAACTGATCTTTCTGAAAGACTAGGGCAGCTGGATAGCAATCCAAGAGAATATGACGATGTATACGTAGGTGAATTATTGATAGATAAGAGTGGAAAAGTAGATTTTAAACCATCCTCTAAACAACCCATTAGGGATTTTCCTCATAAGGATAATAAGATAGAAGGGGCTGTTGAGATATATAAGATGCCTGAAAAGGATAAGTCAGGTAAAGTATTTGACAATAGATATATCTGTGGAAACGATCCATATGATGATGATTCTTCTGATACTATGTCTTTGGGTTCCATGTATATTTTAGATTTATGGACTGATACCATAGTAGCTGAGTACACAGGAAGACCAGCATTTGCTGAAGATTTTTATGAGATATGCAGAAAGATGTGTTTATTTTATAATGCCAGAATGAATTATGAGAATAATAAGAAGGGATTATTTGCTTATTTTTCAAAGATGAATTGTTTATATCTTTTATCTGATACATTGGATTTTCTTAGAGATAAAGATATGATCAAGGGATATGGCTATGGAAATAAAAGTAAAGGAGTGAATGCAACTGCTCCTATCAATGCTTATGCTAGGAATCTATTAAGAAGCTGGTTACTAAAGCCAGTACCTATGGTACAAACTATTGATGGGGAGGAAAAAGAAGTTATGATTCCTAACCTGTATAGATTAAGATCAAGAGCTCTAATAAAAGAGCTCATATTATATAATAGTGAAGGAAACTTTGACAGAATATCAGCTATGGGAATGTTGATGCTCTTAAGAGAAGATAAGATGATTCTCTATAGTGGAAATGTAAGTAGAGCAAAAGAAGAAGATGCTAACTCATCATATTTAGGCAATGACCCATTTTTTCAGGCTAACTATGACTTAAGACTAAAGAGTAATCCTAATAGAAATATCGGTATATAATTAATAAATTATTTATAATATTGTGCACCTGACTTATTTTGTATATTTTTGTACGACATAAATAAGTATAATATGGCTGGACTAATAAATTTACCTCCTCAGCAATTACCTTTTAACAGGAAGAATAAAGCATGGAGGAAAAGACATTTGGATTGGGCTGATAATAAGACGTTTTTTAACTATAGCCCTGTTAGGAAGTCAGTGATTCATAAAAAGATTAATTATGATCTACTAAATGGTAAATTACATATGTCTGATATGGAGGTTGTACTAAATCCGGAAGGGATAAAAGCAGGGTTTATTCCAGATAGAATACAGCACTATCCTATCATGAATAGTAAGTTAAATATTCTTAGAGGAGAGGAATCTAAAAGAGTATTTGATTATAAGGTAATAGTAACTAATCCTAATGCAATCTCTGAGATCGAGGATAATAAGAAGAATGAGCTGTTACAGAGACTTAGAACATTAATAGCTGATACATCTATATCAGAGGAAGAGTTCAACCAGGAGCTCGAAAAATTAAATTATTATTATACATATGAGTGGCAAGATTTCAGAGAAATAAGGGCCAATGCTCTCATAAATCACTATACAAAGGAATATGACATCCCTCTTCTGTTCAATGAAGGATTTATGGATGCCATGACTGTTGGAGAGGAGATATACCAATGTGATATTATAGGAGGAGAACCTACTATAGAGAGAGTCAATCCATTAAAGATCAGAGTATTCAAGTCAGGATATTCTAATAGAATAGAGGATGCTGATATTATTATTTTAGAAGATTACTGGAGTCCTGGTAGAGTCATAGATACTTACTATGATGTTCTAAGTAAAAAGGATATGGAATATATAGAACATATCCCCGACCATGTAAGCCAGGCTTCTATAGATTCAATGGATAATATTGATGAAAGATTTGGATTCGTTAATAATAATATGGTTGGAGAAGAAATGAGCTCTAATGGCTTTTATTTTGACCCATTGAATCTATTCTCTGATTCTATCTCTAATTCTTTACTACCTTATGATTTAGCTGGAAATATAAGGGTACTTAGGATGTATTGGAAGTCTAGAAGGAAGATAAAGAAAGTAAAGTCCTATGACTTGGAAACAGGGGAAGAGATATATAATTTCTATCCTGAAACTTATATTATTAACAAAGATCTAGGAGAGGAAGAAAAAATATTTTATATTAATGAAGCATGGGAAGGAACTAAGATAGGAACTGACATTTATGTTAATATGAGGCCTAGGGTAGTGCAATATAATAGACTATCTAATCCTTCTAGATGTCATTTTGGTATTGTAGGCTCTATATATAATCTGAATGAGAGCAGGCCCTTTTCTCTAGTAGACATGATGAAACAATATAATTATCTATATGATGTCATCCATGACAGACTTAATAAATTGATGGCTAAGAACTGGGGTAAAATACTAAGACTAGATCTAGCTAGAGTACCAAAAGGCTGGGATATAGAAAAATGGATATATTATGCTAAAGCTAATGGCCTTGCTGTAGAGGATAGTTTTAGGGAAGGTAACATCGGTGCATCTTCTGGTAAATTAGCAGGAGCATTGAATAATGCATCTTCTGGAGTAATTGATGCGGAATTTGGTAATTCGATTCAACAGCAAATTAATCTCCTTGAATTTATTAAACTTGAAATGTCTGAAGTAGCTGGAATAACTAGACAAAGGGAAGGTCAGATTAGTAATAGAGAGACAGTAGGAGGAGTGGAACGAGCCACTCTTCAATCTTCTCATATCACTGAGTGGCTATTTGTAATACATGATGGTGTTAAGAAGAGAGCTATTGAGTGCTTTCTTGAAACTGCAAAAATAGCTCTCAAAGGAAGAAAGAAGAAGTTTTCATATATCCTATCTGATGGGACTAATATGATAGTTGATATTGATGGAGATGAGTTTGCAGAAGCTGACTATGGTTTGGTGGTTGATAATAGTAGAGGAACACAAGAGCTTTCTCAAAAGCTTGATATACTAGCTCAGGCTGCTTTACAGAATAAAATATTGTCATTTTCGACTATAATGAAATTATATGGTTCCCATTCCCTTGCTGAAAAGCAGAGATTAGTAGAAAGAGATGAACAACTTATGCAGGAAAGATCATCTCAGGCACAGCAGCAACAGTTGGAAACTCAGCAACAGATAGCTCAGATGGAAGCCCAACAGCAACAGGCTGAATTACAGCAGAAAGAGCAAGCTAATATTAGAGATAATGAAACTAAAATTCTAGTGGCTCAGATACAAAAGGAAGACAATGACGGGATCAAAGAATATGAATTCTCAGAGGAAGCAAGAGCTAATCTATTGGAGAAGATAAGAGAATTTGATGAGAAATTAAAACTAGATAAAGATAAGTTGAAGCTAGATGAGAGAAAACATAGAGATGATATAGCTCTAAAGAGAAAAACTATGAATGAAAAGCTCGTATTAAATAATAAGAAATAGATATGAAGAGATTCAGGACTATATTTGAATCAGCTGTGACTTCACCATCGGAGAACGATTTATGGTTAAGGAAAGGAGAACTACTATATTATTCAAACGAAGGGTGGAAGAATATATTAGGTACTGTAGATATTGATTTATCAGATTATTATACTTCTGAAGAGGTTGATAATCTTTTAATCTTAACGAAAAAAGAAATTAATGATAGTATTGAACAAGATCTTAATTTAGTATATAAGGAGATTAATACTAAGCAGGATCAATTAAATGGAGTTGGATATGTAAAAGCTAATGGTACGTCTATATCTTATGATAATAGAACGTTTGTAACAGGAGATTCAAGCGGAACAGCTGATAAAGCTAAGACTCTTTCTGTTGTAGTTATATCTAATTTTGAAACTTTTAATCCAGCAACTTTAAATATGCAGATTGGAGAAATCAGAATGTTTAAAGCTGCATCTGCTGCTGGTTCACCGTGGGGCTCTGTCTCCTCTTGGGCAGGATTCATAATATTGATACAGAGTGGATATTGGAAGTATGAGGCATTATCTTCTTCATATGGAGATGGAATTGCTATTGGATATTATAGGAGCAATAATGGATTTGACGGGTGGAAATATTCTCCATCATTATCATCTAGTGCTGTATCATGGAATGGGGGATCTCCATTTGAACTAACAATAAAAAACTTCAATGTAAATGGGGTAAGTGGAGGATTAATAGCACCCAGTTCATGGAATGGTAGTTATCCATTAAATATATGGGCACCTACAAATGCAGGAGCTAAAGGACAGGTCCTTACATCATCAGGAGCTGGATTAACTCCAGTATGGAAAGATCTTACTGACATACCTGCTGCAGAGTCAGCGAAAAAATTATCTAATCCACGTCTTATCTGGGGACAATCCTTTGATGGAACTGCAGACGTTGATGGTGCTTTCACCATGAACCTAAATAGTGGATCACATGCTCTTTCCCTTAATATTCCTTCAGGTGCAAATGTTATCAATGTTAATAGTAGTAATTATACAATAGCCGCGAATAGTATACATTCTGTTGACGTACGGGAAATATCTTCTACTTTTTCCAGAGGGTGGAGATATCTAGACACTGAGTCACCATCCACTGGCTTATATGTTTTTGGTGTATATGGAAATGCAGGGACTGTGGATTATTATTTCTACGGAGGAAATTATAGTTCGCCTCTTCTTAAAATTAATAGAAATACATCATCCCCTAGAGCTGAATTATCTGGAATAATGCAGGCAAGTGGATTTAAAACACCATCGGGAGATTCTTCTCAGTTTTTAAAAGCTGATGGTAGTGTAGATTCTAATACCTACATAACAAATATTAATCTCACATCCAGGTTAGATGATTATGTTACAACAGAAACCACAATAAATAGGAAGGAGATAGGTAATGGTGTTAATTTGGTACCCTCAGATCTGGGAATACAACAGAAAAATATAAATATAAACGGAAGCTCTAAAACTGTTTATGCTCCTAATACTGAAGCGATAGGAACTATATATGCTCCTACTTCTGCAGGGAATGCTGGACAAGTCCTTAAATCTAATGGGTCTGGTCCACCTGTTTGGGCTAATTGCTCAGAAGTAGAGTATGGAGAAGAATCAACATTCTATTTTATGACTAATAATGGTGGTACAATATATATCCCTGGACATGAGCCAAAACGGTTACCCACTCAGGGTAGTGTGGGCCCTGTTTTATTCTATGATAGAGCACCAGTATTTATATCTTTCAATTCAAGATCTCAATGTAGAAACTTGAAGCTATCTCTACTACTTGGTAGTAATACATTCGTTTTATATCAAATGAGTTACAATAATTTAAGTGGTCTGAATAATGGAGTAATGGTCCAATATGATTATACAGCTTCTGTAGGTTCCACTTACCCAACACTGGCTGGAATAATCTTTTATCCTAGTGATGGATGTACATATTCATTAGAATACAATCCTACATAATAAGTGTAAATAATTATGAAAATAAGAGAAATTATTAATAGTGGTCAAGCCCCCTCTTCTCCACAAGATCTGTGGTTGGACAGAGGCAGTCTTAAATATTTTAGTGGCAGTGGATGGAAAGCTATAAATGCTTCAGGTACCCCACCGCCTGCTGATGATGAAGATAGACAAGAACTTGAAGAAAAGGTTGATAGTTTAGATAAAGAAATGGGTGAAGTAAAACAATCTATTTCTAATATAGAACAATACTTCAGTCCCTCAGTATTTCTCTCTATTGGTGACTCGGATGAAGTTAAAGCTTCAAATTTAGCTGCTTTATCTCCTATTTCTGTAGGAGATCCATTTCAATGTGAAATCAACTACGGTTTTGGAGTAGGTAGAATGTCCTCTAGTGGGGGATTTGCTCATGTAACAACCTCGGAAGGTTACGAAGCTTTCTATGATATATCTACAGATGGAGCAGTAACCAAGAACAGTACGTATGTTAAACCCAATGAGCCATTACAGGTTGTGCTCTCTGTAGAGGATTTAGAATCTGCAGTAGATGATACAACTTCAGCTGCTATACAAAAAGCAGCTCTTATTGTGATTGTTGATGAAGAGGGTAAATCTACAGTTTGCACTAGAATAATGAATGATAGCTCTCCTAATCCATCATTTTTTGTTCCATCATCAAATAATACTCTAATGAGACTTACTTTCAACATTACTAGTAAAACATTTTCATCTAGTGAATACAAGCCTAACATAAACTTAGTCGCTGCTACTGTAGATACATTAGGAGCAGTTAAACAAGCAGATAGAGTAAATAACCTTAGTGTATCAGCAGAATTAGCTGATGTAGTTACTGCATTTAATTCTCTATTATCGAAACTAATTACTGCTGGGATAATGGTTCAGAAACCAACCTAAATAAATAATAAATAATCTTCTTATATAGTTGTATGAGAGGATTATTTATTATATATTTGCATGTTATATAGCTATGAAAGTATGAAAAAATATATAATAATAGGCTTAGTTATATTGGCAGCTATTTTGGTGGCAAGCATATATATATTATACACTAGTAATAGAAATCTAAAGGAGGAATTAGAGATAGTTTCCTCTAATCAAAAGGCCTTTATAGCTGAAAATTCAGCATTAAAGGATGAAAATATAATGTTTAGATTAACTGTAGAGCAGTTAAAACAATATAATGATTCTATTCTTATTAAGATGAATAATGTAAAGGAGGAGCTTAAGATAAAAGATAAAAACCTTAAACAAATGCAGTACCTTCTTTCTGAGGCTCAGAAGAAAGATACTATTATGTTTAGGGATACTATTTTTAGTAGTCCTTCTTTAAATATTGATACTATTTTGGGAGATCAGTGGTATAAGCTGAGCTTAGGACTTAGATACCCTAATACTATCATTGTTAATCCAAGTTTTATTAGTGAGAAATATATTGTAACTAGTTATAGGAAGGAGACTATTAATCCACCCAAGAAATGTTTTATAGGCAGATGGTTTCAAAAAAAGCATAAGATAGTAGAAGTAGAAGTTGTTGAGAGGAGCCCATATATAGAGAATAAAAAACAAAGGTTTGTAGAAATTCTAAAATAACATTAATATGATTGATGTAGGTATCCTAATTACCGGAGGTATTGGTTTAGTCTCAACAGTAGTAAGTGGTTGGGCATCATGGTTCTTTGCTAGAAAGAAATACAATGCTGAAGTGGACTCTAATGAGATAGAAAATTTAAAGAAATCGCTTGAGTTCTATGAGAGTATTGTAAAAGATAATAATAAAAAGCTTCAGTTTTACATTGACTTAGCTGAGAATAATAGTATTGAGGTATATAGATTAAAGGGAGTAATACATAGGCTTCTCAATAATTCATGCCTTGATAATGGATGTATTAAAAGAATGTTTTATACGGAGGAACAGATTAGGGATATTCTAGGTGAAGTTGCTCCACATATAGATGAAGAAGATGCAATTAAAGCTTGAAAGAAAATATTTTAAGAAAGGGTACACGATAGGAAATCTATATATCAACGGAGAGTTCTTCTCTAATACTCTTGAAGATGAGAATAGAGATTTGAATAAAAATGGTAAGTTTGATAATGGAGAATCTAAAGTGAATTCAGAAACATGTATCCCATTTGGAACTTATAAGGTAGTAGTTAGCATATCTCCAAGATTCGGAAGAAAGCTTCCTAGATTATTAAATGTCCCTTCTTTTGAAGGTATATTAATCCACAGAGGAAATGAGGCGAAAGATACTTCTGGGTGCATTCTTGTAGGAGAAAATAGAGAACCAGGTAAAGTACTTAACTCAACTAGATATGAATTAAATTTAGTTAAAATTCTAGAAGCTGCTATTGCTAAAGGAGAAGAAGTTACAATCGAAATTATTTAATTGTTTAATCTTTTAATATTTATGTTATGGCAAAGAAATGTGGAGGTAAGAAAAAAGGTAGAGGTAAAAGAATGTAATTTAGTTAAACCTATTTGATACGGCAAAGAAAGCAAGAGGAAGGAGAAAGCCTAACACTATTGTAGCAGGCTTGTCAAAGAGTAGGAGATATAGTGATGGAGGGAAACTTAAGAAGTAAGTTATATAAAGCTGAAATAGCCTTAATCAAAGCACTGCCTTTTCTATTGGCAGTGCTTTATTTGATAGCTACTGTATTAGATTATTATATGATAAGTAGCACTATAATAAATTATATAGCACTAGGTATATTATATGTATTCATCTATATATCTTCTTATGTATTTAAATTTTGTGAGTATCATAGGATGCCTATTCATTATATAGTATTGATTAATATATTAAGTGTATATGATGTATACATAGGAATACCATTAGATACGTTTAGATTAATGCAGATGTATGCTATAGTAACATGTTTATTCATATTTCTTACTGTATATCTATATGTTAAAAATCATAAGAAACCTACTAGCAAAGATAATTGATGATATAGATGCAGGTAATTCAAATATAACAGAAGATGAGGCAATTAAGTTAATTGATACTTTAAAAGAACTAACTGATAAAGAGAAGAGATTAAGTAAGTACGCCGCCTGCAGATATCTAAATATAAGTAGAGCAACTTTTGATAATTATGTTAGAGAAGGTAAACTTCCTAGAGGAAAACATGAAATTGGATTTAAAGAGTTAAGTTGGTCTAGAAAAGATTTAGATTATTTCATCAAGAAGAATAAGGAAAATCAAAGCTTGCTTAATAATATCTATAATGAAGTTTGCTAAAGTAATAAGGAAGAGAGGAAATCATGGTGACGCAAAGAAAAATTAATATCCCGATCTTTGATTACAAATTAACTATAGTTATATTTGATAAGTGGGAAGAAGTAGAGCATCTATTTGATGGTGGGCCGGAGCCTAGGGCTATAACCAAAACTAGATATGGTGTATCACTTGTAGCAATCAACTCTAAAAAAGGGGACAGTATTATCCATGAAGCTGAACATATTAAGAATGCTATATGGAGCTATATAGGTTATAGTCCTCAAAGAGACAATGATGAAGTAGATGCATATTTAATTGCTTACATCTACAAGAGAATTATAGAAGTATATTCTAAGCATGATAAATCATGCTCTTCGACTACAGAGAAGGCTCTAAATTATGGAACTATTTCAAAGAAAATTAACAAGATGGGGTAGAATAATAAATATTCTACCCCTATTTTATAATATTAAATACTAGTTTTCCTTATACTATTATAAATATTTTTCTTATTAAGTTGTCACCCTTAAAATTTGTATATATCTTTGTATTGTGTTTAATAACTAAATAATAGGAGAAATATGGAGGAAGAACTTAGTTTAGATAACATTCTGGAGACAGAGGATATAGAGAATCTGTTTTCAGAACAAGAAACACAGGAGATCACAAATAGTGAATCTTCTGAAGAAGATAAAGAAACTACTGAGACTGTTAGTGTAGATAATTTATTTACTGATGAGTCAGAGAGCGTAGGTAGTGAAGAGAATAATGCAAGGGATAAGGAAGATACCGGCTTATCTAATGATAAAGGTGCTTCTCCTACAAACAACTTCTACTCTTCCATTGCCAAAGCTCTTAGAGAAGAAGGTATCTTCCAAAACCTTGATGATGAAGTTAATATCTCTAGTGCTGAGGATTTTGCCAAAGCTATGAGAGATGAAATCACTGCTCAATTTGATGAGAGGCAGAAAAGAATTGATGAGGCTCTGAATGCTGGTGTAGAACCACTGGAGATTAAGAGATATGAGAATACTCTTGGTTATCTTAACTCTCTTCAAGATAGTCATCTAGCTGATGAAAGTGAAAAAGGAGAGAAGCTAAGAGAGCAACTTATATATCAAGACTTTATTAACAGAGGATATAGTAAAGAGCGTGCTCTAAGAGAGGTGAAAAAGTCCTTTAATTCCGGTACTGATATTGAAGATGCTAAAGAAGCACTTATCAGTAATAAGGAGTTCTTCCAGAATGAGTATGATAGCTTGATTCAAGAGGCTCAGGAAGAGGAAAAAAGAGAAATACAGAGAAGAAAAGAGCAGGCAGAACAGCTTAAAAAGTCTATTCTAGAGGATGATAAGGTATTTGGAGAGATACAAGTAGATAAAGCCACTAGAAAAAAAGTGTTTGATGTAATTAGTAAACCTATCTATAAGGATCCTGATACAGGAGAATTGTTCACTGCTATCCAAAAATATGAAATGGATAATAGAACTGAGTTCCTTAAGAACCTTGGTCTGATTTTTACTCTCACAGATGGATTTAAGAATCTAGACAATCTAGTAAAAAACAAAGTAAGGAAAGAAGTTAAGAAAGGACTTAAAGAATTGGAACATACCTTAAATAATACAGCTAGAACGTCTGATGGAAACCTCAGATTTGTAAGTGGAATAGATGAAGATCCGGAATCCTTTATAGGAAAAGGATGGGAAATAGATATTTAAATAACTATATAATATGCCTAGAATTAAAAGAGTAATATTATGGGAGGGCAATCCAAATGACCTTCCCAATAGGAAGGTAAAATCTAATGTGGTGTTTTCTAACACTAATAATTTAGGTTCTAAATTAATGAAGTGCTATGAAAACGCACAGAATCCCTCTCTTCCCTATAATGTACCGATTCCACCCAAAAGCTATAGGATTGTCGTTATAAAACATATTAGCAAAGTAGAGGAGGTATCAGGTATGTACGTCTGGGAATCTATAATAACTGCATTTGCTGGAGAATCAGTGCTCTATCCAACAATTAAAGGATGGGCTCAATTAGGTGGATATGCTTATCCTGGAGTTTATTTATTTTATAATAATGGTGATACTGAAGTTAAGGCAAAGATAATTCCAGCATCCAATGATATTGACCTATCAAGTCTTCCTACTATTACATCTGGTATATATATATTACCACTAAATATGGATCTAATATTTGGTTCTTTAACAAACACTAGAATGAAGTGGAATGATGATAATAGTGGATGTGTATTGAGTTATGGTAGTATGATACAAGTAGGTGTTATCTTGCGGGAATCTTCCGATACTCAAGGAAAGTATATTATTGACAAATTCTCTATTGATAATGTAAGAGATATTTTGGAGACAGGAGAAGATGCTCTAGTACTCTTTTGTAATGTAGGTATTGCAGACACAACTATATTATCTGCAGATTTTTCTACAAATTATGTAAACAAAACTTATGAAGAATTAGGTATAGATGATTTATATGAAGAATGGGAAAAACAGAACAATTAAACTTATATATTTAACTTATAATTAAAGTATTTTATGGCTGGAAAATTAGGGAAATTTCAGATGGTAGGCTTCCAGCACTGGAAGGGCCTTACCAAAGCCAATCACCTAGGTTCAATCTTTCAGTTAGCACCTCAGAAAGCTACGAACTTAATGGTTCAACTTCTTGCCTATTACAGGGGTAAGACATTGGATACATTCTTAAATCAGTTTCCCGTTAATACCTTAGCGGCATAATAGAAGTGATTCTTTTATGAAAAGGTCTTAAATTGCTGGAAATTCCTTAGAGGATTTCTTGCCCAATCATAACATTTCATTTCAGTTAAGATAGAAAACTATGAATGAAGAGAAGTTCTTTAAAATCAATGGCTATGAAGATTATCTGATAAGTAAATCAGGTAAAATCTATTCTACTCTTACAGAATCATATTTGAAATATGACAATTCTACAAGGTATTCAAAAGTAAGACTTATGGATAGAAGACTTGGAAAATTTATTAATTTATTAGTGCATAGACTTGTTGCTATACAGTTTATACCAAATCCAAGAAATCTTCCTGAAGTAAATCATAAAGATGGGAACAGACACAATAATAGTGTATATAATCTTGAATGGTGTACTACTGAATATAATAGAAGACATGCTAAAGAAAATGGACTGTATAAAGTAGAAGAAGATAATCCAAGAGCTAAACTTACAAAAGAGCAGGTTATAAATATATATAAGGAATATGAGACTAATAAAAATAAGTCTGATATTGCAGGGAAATATAATGTTTCAGATGCTCTTATTGGAGAAATAGTCAGAGGAGTAAGATGGAGTAGTACTTATAAAGAGTACTATGGAATAGAATCTTCTTATAAAAAGCCAAAGAGAAAAAGAATAAATTCCGAAGTACTTAAATCTATTGTATTACTTCATAAACAAGGATTTAATACAGTAGAGATACAAGAAAAGACAGGAGTTGCTAATTCTTATATAGGAAAACTTCTAAATGAAAAAAGTATTTCAGACAAGATGTTGAAAAAGATTAGGGAAATAAAGAAATCATTGGACAATCAGCAGCCAAGCTCCACTATCTTTGGAGAAGGTTCAACGACTAAAGAGGACCCATCTAATAATAGATGATGATATAGTCTGAACTCTATAGAGATATAGAGAGTTGCTAATCCTATAAATATTAGCAGAATAACACATTGTAGGGAGTTTGAGGATGACTCTGAATATTACTGGGAAGTGATTGGTTCCTCACGAAGGAATATACCTCTTGTGGAGGCAAGAGATGAAAATGGTACTCCTATAACCGCGGAAAGTCCTAATGTAGGAGTAGGTACTACTCCTTTTTATCTTGTATTTCCTGAAGATTGGTTTGCTGATGGTGAAGTAATCGTAGGGCACTTAAACCAAGTTTATCCCTTTAGGATTCTTGGAGATGCTAGATTTGAGGGAAGTAATGCAGTGTATAAGGTTGAACTTATGGGGAGCAATACTGCAGGATGCCCTGCAGAACGGCTGTTAGCAGGTGAAAGATTCTCTGTAGATTTTGCTCCGGTAGAGAGTGAGCTATCCCGTAAGGTTGGTGATAGACTATCTTATGTCACCATGCAGTTAATAGCTGCATAATAAATTGGGCAAAATCGGTGGTAAAATACCGAGCTAACTTATAGCTAACATACTATAAGTAGTGTAGAGAGTAGAACATGAGGATAAGATAATTATCAATGAAAGGAATTATATATAAAATAACCAATAAGGTTAATGGAAAGTCTTATATAGGACAAACACGATACACTTTAGAATTCAGATGGAGACAGCATCAGCATAAGAAAGATGATACTTACTTTCATAATGCTATTCACAAGTATGGTGTAGATAATTTTAGTATTGAGATTCTTGAAGAATGTGACATAGCGGACCTAAATAGTAGGGAAATCTTCTATATAGCTAAATATGATTCATTCAAAAATGGATATAATTTGACTATAGGAGGAGATGGGAATAGAAGACTTCTGTTAGATAGCAGTTATGATGAGATCAAGGAGCTTTATTTATCAGGATTCAGCAGTAATAAAATAGCTACTTTATATAAAGTAGATAAGGCAACTATAGTAAAGATACTAAAGTCACTTGATGTGAAAATAAGAAGTAATAAGCTTAACATTAATTATCAAGAACTTCTTGAATTAATCCAAGACTATCAGTCAGGATATTCTTTAAGAGAGCTATCGAAAAGATATGACTGCTCTCCAACAGAATTGAAAGAATACCTAGTTAAAAAAGGAGTAGATTTAAGAAATAAATATAATATCTTGGAAGATAAAGAATCTCAGGAAAGTATGATAAATGAGTATCTAGATAATACCTTAAAATTAAAGGAAATATTATCTAATTACCACTGCAGTTATAATACTTTTACCAAAATCCTTTCATTGCATGGTATAGACAAGAAGGGGAAAGGAACTCACTTTAAACTCAGTGAGTCCAAATGCTTGGAAGCTATCAAGCTTTTTAATGAAGGTAAAACCATAAAATATATAGCTGAAAAGTTTGGTGTAAACAAGAGCACTATATATTCCTTATTTAAAAGATATCATGTTAATTATCTGACAGTATAATTGTTCCAAGAGTGTCCACCCCCTAAAGACCATGTAGGGTACAGGGGGAAGATGTACTCCAAAATGCTATAGAAATATAGTTTAGCAGATAAAGAGCTGCTAATGCAAAATTTAGGTAAGATTTACTAGCCCCATAGCTATGAGAAATGAATGGACTACTATTAGGATTCAACACAAAGTTCCTGGCTCTATGCTAAACAAAAAGGTAGCTGTTGGTATTCCTATCACTAAGGCTACAGAGGGAGGCAAGCTTGTTAAGAGTACAACTGATATGTGGATGCATAATGTTGATTATGAAGTAGAGTGTCAGTTCTCGGAATACAAGAATAATGCTCTTGCATTCGGCACTTCTAATAGGAATTCCAATGGGGAGTATATGAATTTCGGTAAATCTGGTAATGTGATAAAGACAGGAGCAGGTTTATTTGAGCAAATGGAGGTAGCTAATACTATGTATTATAATACCTTCTCTCTTAAACTTCTTGAAGATGCTCTTTATGAGCTGTCTGCATCCAAACTAGATTTTGGTGATAGATATTTCTTAATTAAAACTGGTGAAAGAGGTGCAATACAGTTCCATAAAGCTGTATTAAATGTAGTATCCGGTTGGACTCAGTTTGTACTGGATAATAGTTCCACTGGGGTTATAGAGAAAACACAATCAAGACTTCACTCTAATGCACTATCAGCAGGTTTTCAATTCGTGGAATATAAAGCACCTAATGGTGTTAGAGTAAAAATTGATGTAGATCCGTTAAGTAAGGCGGCTTAATAGAGTAATCTATTAAGAAAATCGAGCAAAAACGGTAAACTCCTTCTAAGTATTATTCTAATAATAGATGTTATGGCAGAACAATACAAAAAAATTAAAGGATACAGTCATTACAGAATTTATAAAAATGGTAGAATTTATAGTGAGTTTATAAACAGATATATAACTCCTACTGAAGACTCTAGCCATTATTTACAAAATACTCTTGTGGATGACAATGGGAATAGAAAAACAATAAAGACTCATAGACTTGTAGCTATAGCTTTTCTACCCAATCCTGAGAACCTTCCTGATGTAAATCATAAGGATTTCAATAGAAGAAATAATAATGTAGAAAACCTTGAATGGTGTACAGAAAAATATAATACTCAATATACATCTAAGTATAATTTAGACACTAATAAAGAGTCTTATATGAAATTATCTCCTCTTACTGAGGAGCATGTGTTACTTATTCCTACATTATTAAATTATGGATTCAGTGTTAAACTTATAAGTAGACTTTATAGAGTTGGCCATATAACTATCAGAAATATAGTTTCAGGTAAAACTTGGAGATGGCTAAAACTTAATTTTAATAGAGATACTTTTATAAGAGAGACTATAGAAATCCCTGCAAATCTATATGATATATTATTGCAGGTAGGAGTGGACAATACCGTGCTAAACTCTAGAGTTAAAGTACTAGAGTCAGTGTAACGCATAGTGAGTGAACCTATTTATAGAATATAATCTCACCAAGAGTGTTCGATATCCTTTTTAAGGATAATAATGTATGCTGACCTTATACAATGATAAAGTATAAGAAATACAGATAAAAAACTGTATGATAACAAAGTGATTATGATGATCCCGTAAGGAACAAGATTTTACACCCTCTAGGTGGTGTAGCAATGTCCTATAGATATGACATAATGTATATAGGCACAATGGATCAGCCTAACATATTCAAATGTACTATTAAGGGACAGAATGAATACAGAGGGTATCAATGGGGGTTAACTGCTTGAATATCAAGCTTTGCACATTTTCTCAGCTCCCTGTTCCGCCCTTAAAAATAAAGGAACAGAAAACAGAGTTAATTGCTGGAAACTCTAAAATTTAATCGCTCTTAAACATTTTAATATGAAGAGTTTAACAGAAGAATGGAAGTTGATTCCAGGTACTGAAGGATATTATATATCAAACTTCGGCAGAATGAAAATTGAGAAATCTGCTAAATATCCAAATGGTAGAATAAGAGAAGTAGATGACTATTGCATTGACAAGGATGGATATTATAGAGCAACTTACAAAACTATTGACGGAAAGAACTGTTTTGAGCCAGTTCATAGAATAGTTGCTAAAGTATTTATTCCAAATAATGATACTAAAAAGTATCAGGTCAATCATATAGATAATAACAGACTGAATAATAGAATAGATAATCTTGAATGGGTAACTCCTAGAGAGAATGTATATCATTCTTTTAGATATGGAAATAGAAGTAAGTGTCTTAATGTTCCAAAGTATTCAAGATTAACATCCTATCAGATTTCTCAAATTTCAAATTTAAGGCAATATTATTCACTTAAAAAGATAGCAGATTTATATAATGTCTCCTATACTACAATGAAGAATGTTGTCATTAAATTAAAAAGGTTAAATCATGACAATCAGCAGCCAAGCATTTAATTATGGTGACTACCATATAAATGAAGGTTCAACGACTATCCCTGATGGGAGTACATCACAAGCTAATGGTGATGGAAATGCTCTGCCTGAGTAATATACTCAGTGAAGATATAGTCTAATCTCTATGGAAACATAGAGGGGTGAATATCCCAGTAAACTGGTTGCGCGGTTTGCTAAATACTAAAATGTGAGAAATCCGTTAAACCTTGTTAATCAACAAGTTACAAGGTATGCAGCTTAAAACTGTAAGCGGCTTTTAAGAGTAATCTTAATTGAAAAAGACATTAAATTGCTGGAAAATCTTTAGAGCTGCTATTTCAAATTTGAAATAAAATCCATATCTTTGTACCAAATAAATAACCCAAAGATATGAGAGAAGTTTTTGAAGACTTAAAAGGATATGAAGATTCATATCAAATAAGTGATTCTGGTAGAGTTTTTACTAAGAGAAGACTTGATGGAAACAGGATTATATATGGTAGAGAGTTAAGTCCTGTACTCACATCAGATGGTTATCTTAAAGTAACTCTGACAAAAAATTCTGAAAGTAAAAAGTTCTATATACATAGACTTGTAGCTTTACAGTTCATTGAAAATAAAGAAAATTTACCACAAGTAAATCATAAAGATGGAAACAAACTTAATAACAATGTTTCAAATCTTGAATGGTGTACTAAAGGTGAAAACCGGAATCATGCTGTTTTGAACAATCTTATGCAACATGGGCAGGACAGGCCTTCAGCAAAATTAACTGAATTCCAGGTAATTGAGATTTATAAACTGAAGGGAATTATGAGGGCTCAGGATATTGCAGACAGATATGGAGTTTCAAAAAACACTATAAACTGTATTTTAAGAGGTTCAAAATGGAATTACCTTTATAGACAATATTTCAAAGGTGAGACAATATAGCAGATTAGACAATCAGCAGCCAAGCTGAAGGTGGTACTTCAGAAGGTTCAACGACTATAATATGTCCATCCTTTATCAGGATGATGGTATAGTCTCATCTCTATGGAGACATAGAGCTTGCCTAGTGCAAGGTAGATTAATTCTACAAAGATATTGTTACAGGTCAGATAGGAAATCCCTATATGAGTTTTGACGAAGATTCTGCAGTCATACATAGAATGGCTACATTAGGTATCTGTGTTCTTGATCCTACAAGAACTATGTCTATTATTCCGGCTATTCTACAGGGCTGAGAATAATCAGATTGAAGAGAATTATGGGGGAGTAAATTCTCCCCCAAGTTCTCTTTATATAACTATTATTAAAATAATAAGGAGAAGATATGTCTAGAACAAAGATGGAAGAGAAAGTAAATTATGAGGCACTTGATTTTGAGGTAGATAATGATACTACCTCTGAGCTACCTCTTCAGGAGATTAAAATTCCTGAGCCTACAGAAGTACATGAAAATGTGAAGGAAGCCTCTAAAAAAGAAATAGATAATGATACTCCTCTTATAAATTGTCTAAGAAATGAGAGAGTTATAATAAGGCATATTCCCAAAGAGGGAGGTATGATAACCAACCCTAAACATATACTCTTTGGAGGAATGGCTGAAAATGCTGTAAGAATCTTTACAGTTCCAAGATTATCCTCTGGAATGTTTGTTAATGTCCTTACAGACAAAGAAAAGGCTTACCTTGAAGAGGCAATGGGACTTGAATATAATGCTCTCAGTGTTTATAAGAAGGTAAATAATTTCTGGGATGATAGTAATGATAGTGGTATCTCAAAAGTTAGATTAACTAAACTAGATAATTATCTTAATCTAGCAGATCCTGAAGATTACATCAGATATAAGATATTACTAGCAAACAAAGATTATATAGCTCCATCCCTAGAAGCACTTCAAGATTCTCCTAAGGCTACCTATCAGTTCGTAATTATCTCAGAGGGGGATGAAACTAGGATGGCTAAAGATAATATGAGCTCAACTATGAAGTGTTATAAAGAGTATGGTAAAATAGAGAATGATGTTGATACATTGAGAGTATTAATAGAAGCTATAGATGGTAGGCCTACCTCTCCTGGATCTCAGCTGGAATTTTTACAGACTAAGGCAAATAATCTTATACAGGCTGATAGTAAATTATTTCTTAAAACCATAACAGATCCATTGCTTAAAACTAAGGTACTCATAAAGAAAAGCATAGAAGCAGGACTTATCTCAAACAGAGGCAACTTCCTATATCTTAGGAGTGATAATACACCACTGTGCGAATTAAATGAGGAACCTACTCTTAATATAGCTGCAAAGTATCTTAATTCCCCTAAACATCAAGATATTAAATTTACTTTGGAAGCTAAAACAAAATAATATGACTACTCAAGAATTCTCTAGTGAATTTGATATATTATATAATAATATCATGAGTAATGCTGCTCCTGGACTTGATGAGTATGAAAAGTCAGTTTTTTTAACTAAAGCTCAGGAGGAGATTTTAAAGAATTACTTTAACCCAAAAGGTAATAAATATCAGGAGGGGTTTGATGATAATGAGAAGAGACAGATAGATTTCTCTAGTCTTGTTACAGTAATAACTATCCCATCGTATTCTGATTCTCAGTATATTAAAATAGATGATAGAAGTTTACTGTTTCTTATGCCAAATGATATGTTGTTTGCATTAAATGAGGTTTGTGAAATTACGGAGAATAATATTAATAGATTAGTCAATGTAGTACCTATAAGCTTTATAGAATATTCTAGACTTATCTCTAAGCCCTATAAACAGCCCCTCAAGAATCAGTGTTGGAGATTAATATCTTCTAATTTTGAAAAAGATAGAGTATTTGAGCTCATACTTCCTTTTGGAAGTATTGTACCTGGTAGCTATAGGATAAGATATATAAGCAGACCTGCTCCAATTATATTAGTAGACTTATCTACAGAATATCCAGGATTAAGTATTAATGGCATAACCTCTGTGACAGAGTGTGAGTTGGACCCTTCAATTCATTATGAGATTCTGCAAAGGGCTGTAGAATTGGCTAAATCTACATATACAGGGGATTTAAGAACTATGGTTGAACTAGGACAAAGAAGTGAGTAATGACAACTGAAGAATTTTCCAATGAATTTGATACATTATTAAATAGTTATGCTCTATCTCCCAATAAGTATGGGATGGAGAGCAGTCCTCTAACCATAGAGTTGGATGAATATGAGAAGTCAGTGTTTTTAACTAAAGCTCAAGAAGATATTGTTATCAGTTTGTATAATGGGAAAAATCCTACTGGGGATTCTTTTGAGAAAACTGAAGAAATTAGAAGATATCTGAGTGATTTAGTTAAAACTTATACGACTACTAAAGACACATCTAGCACTAATACTGGAATAAACAGTGACTCTATATTCTTCTCTCTTCCTGATGATCTATGGTTTATTACCTATGAGTCTGTTAGATTTAGTGGTGAAGGATGTCTGAATGGAGAAGAGGTCCCAGTGATCCCAACTACCCAGGATGATATAACCAGATCTATTAGGGATCCATTTAGGAGACCTAATAATAAAAGAGCACTAAGGTTAGATCTAGGGAATAATAAGGTAGAAATAATTACTAGTTTAGGTGATAGTATAGATAGGTACCTTGTTAGATATGTTACTAAACCTGATCCAATCATATTAGTAAACTTACCTGATGCACTATCTATTAATGGTGTGAAAGCAAGAACGGAGTGTAAACTGAATCCTGCTATTCATAGATCAATACTCGAAAGAGCCGTACAGCTGGCCTTATTAAGTAGAACTACTAATATAACTAAACAATAGAAACACGATTGTATAATTTAAT